GGTCGAGACTTCAAATCAGTACATGAACCCGAAGGCCGTCTATCTCAAATTCGACGGCAACCCGCATTTCATGGTGTTCCGCGATCAGCAGCTCGCCGAAGCGGTCAAGCGGATGGGCCCGGAGAGCATGGGCGACACGCTCGGCTATCTGTTGCGCCTGCAGAACAAGATGAAGGCGCTGTGGACGCACTACTCGCCCGACTTCCTGTTTCGGCACTTCATGTTCCGCTACCCGATCGAGGGCGCGCTCAATTCGTTCGAGCAGAAGGAAGGCGGCGAGCATCGCGTCTCGAAGTATGTGCAGGACAGTTTCCCGTTCATGGGCAAAGCGAGCAAGGCGATCTTCGCCTCGAACAAGGGCTTGCTCCACGACGATCCAGAAATCCGGCAGATGCAGAAGGAATGGGACCTGATGCGCCGCGCCGGCGGGGCGATGATGTTCCGCAACATGCGCGACATCGACCTCACGCGCGAGCACCTGGCCACCGCGCTAAAGGATCTGTCGGACAAGCCGCTGCAGAATGCCAAGGCGAAGGCGCGGCGCGCCGTCGAGGCCATGGATACCGTCACCAACGCGCTCGACAATTCGCTCCGCCTCGCGGCCTACGCCTCCGCGCGCAAGCAGGGAAAGACGGTGCAGCAGGCGGCGTTGATCGCCCGCGAGGCTACCGTCGACTTCCAGCTAAAGGGCAAATGGTCGAACATGATGGGCCTCCTGTTCCCGTTTGCCAACGTCGCCATCCAGACTTCGGCGCGGATGACGAAGGCGGTGTACCGCTCGCGCATCATGCGCCGCGTGTTCATGGGCACGCTGGCGATGGGCTTTATGACGGCGGCGTTCAACTATCTCGTCGGCGGCGACGACAAGGACGGCATCCCGTTCTTCGACAAAATCCCGGAGTGGGATCGCCGCCTCAACTTCATCATGCTCAACCCGTTCACCCCGGACGAGAAGGGCCGCCCGGAGCCGATCAAGATCCCGATGCCGTACAATTGGGCGTTCCCGCTCATGCTCGGCTACGCCTTCGGCGGTCTCATGTTCGGCAAGGAAGGCCCGCGCAAGCTGATGGCGATGGTGATCCACTCGGCGCTGGAAACCTTCACCCCGCTCGGCTCCGAGGGCAATCTCGCGGCCGAATTCACCCCGGCAACGCTGCGGCCGCTCACGTACATCTACACCAACCTCGATTGGGCCGGCCGGCCGGTGCATGCCGATCCGGACTTCCAGAAGTGGCCGAACAGCTATTCGGGACGGCAGACGACGGGCGAAGGCTGGAACAAACTCGCGCAAGGCGTCAACACCGCGACCGGCGGCTCGCCCGGCCAATCCGGCCTGGTCGACGTCTACCCCGAAGATTACCGGGAAATCCTCGAACAGTTCATCGGCACGCAGGTGCGGCTCGGCGCGAATATATGGAGCACCGGCGAGTCGGCGCTTGAAGGCCAGTGGCCCGATCCAACCAAGGTGCCGCTCGGCCGCGTCGTCTTCGGCACCGATTACGATGCTGCCGATCGCGCCGCCGACTTCGAGTATCGCGATCGGCAGAGGCATCCGTGGAAACAGTGAAATGCCGCTTTTCCCCCATATCCACATAGCGCGCCCCTCGGATTAACGCACCAGCGGCGGATATTATACTTGACAAACCTACCGGCTAGGGGTAGGATTGGCTGTAGCCTGGAGATCGGCCACCAGCGGGCTTCCTACGGGCTCGATTTTTCGTCAATACTCCCTCCCGGCTCCAAAACAGGGAGGTACTCGTGAAAATCATCATCGCAATCGCTCTGCTCGCATCATCGCTGCTCGCGCCCGCCGCGATGGCTCAATCGATCCGGTGCGGGATCAAGCCTATCCCGCCGATCGGCTGCAAAGCCGAAGACGCTCACTGCGTCTGCACCGCGCAAGGACAATGCCATTGGGAATTTGATTGCTGATACCCTCCCGGTCCACGGAGGGCTGTCACTGCCGCCGGGCCTTCGGGCTCGGCGGACTTTTTTTGTTTCTATCCCGCCGCTGTTCCGGGCGCTGGAACGCTTTCGACATGACGCGTGGAGAACAACGGACGGCCGCGATCGCACGCATGCGGGGAGAGCCAGAGGACTTCCGTGCGGCCTATCCCGCCATCGGCGCGTGCAGCAATTTCGACCCGCTGCCAGTCCGGGTAAAGCTCTTTGTCGTAGAGCGCGCAGGCATAGCCGGAGACCACCACCATGCCCTTGACCTGGCGCAGCTCGAGGGCGAGCGCGCGGTGATCCTCGTCGGTCATTTCATGGGCATAGCCGCTGTCGTTGTCGCCGCCCTTGTGCAAGAGCGACGTCCGGGTGGAGCGCACGTAAGGCGGATCGCAGTAGAACAGCGTGTCGATAGTGTCCTGCTGCTGGATGACATCGATCGCGTCCCGGTTATCGATCGTCACGCCGCGCAGGCGATCGAGGAAGATCGGGATTTCGTCGGGATAGGTGCGCCAGTCGGACGGCCCGGTCTGATTTTGCCGGTAGGCGCGAGCCCTAAAGCCGGTGCGGTTGACCCGCCGGGACGTAGTGCCGAACGCCATGAAGCCGCGCACGATGGTCCGCCGCGCCCGCTCGACGGGATCTGCGGCAAATTCGTATGCGGCGCGGAATTCCTCCCGCGACCATGGGGTGAGCTCGATCAGGTGCGCCAGGCGCGCGGAAGCGTCCGGGTCGCGCATGATCCGAAAGACGTTCACGACGTCGCCGTCGAGATCGTTGTAGACCTCGGCAAAGCTCCGCTCCTTCTTCAACAGCACGCCGGCGCCACCGCCGAAGGGCTCGACATAGATGCGGTGCGCCGGAAAATGCTCGATGATCCGCGGCGCGATGCGGTACTTGGCGCCGTGATAGCGGAGCAGGGGACGGCGCGGGGTCATCGCCCGCCCCGCTTCCAGCAGCAGGCGCAGCACATTCCCAAGACGCTGCAGCACGGATAGGGACAGGAGGCGAAGGTGACCACTTCCGGGACTACCGTTGCGCCGGATTTTGCACCGTCTCGATCGCCGGCGAGCGCAAGAGGTACGCCGCCGCGTACCCCTTCCCCTGTCCGCTCAAGGGCATGGCCGGGCGCGGGGGTGGGACCACATTTGGGACCACCGCGTTCGTGTTCAGATTCGGCGGATTCGGCGGATTCGGACCCCTGGTTTGACCCGGAAACGCCGAAAGCATAAGGATTACAGCGTTCGGAGAGGTGGCCGAGTGGCTGAAGGCGGCGGTTTGCTAAACCGCGGCGGGACTCATTGCCCCCTTCAGCAAATTCTCTAAGCGCGTTCAACATCTTCTCCCCTCATTGAGCTTCGATTTTTACCGTGCGACAAACACGCCTGGGACTCCTTTAGGGACTCCTGATGCACTGATTTTGGACATTCGGCCTTCACCCACGCTGCTAGAGTGCCGACGCGCCCGAACCATTCTCCGCGCAGCCGCTGCAGGTGGAACCGCGCGTGCAGATCCCGCTCGGTCTCCATCGTGCCGGGGATGAGCGCGTACAGCATCAAGTCCTCCGGAACGCCATCCTGGATTTCGACGACACGCTCTCGCGCCTTCCGCGAAAAGCCGATTTTGATGTAGCCGGCGAAGCCGACAACATAGACGTGCCCGGTATCGCTGGGGCCAAGCGGCGGCTCGTAGATGGCTTGCGATCGCCAGTCGCCCCGCAGCTTGCCGTCAGGCGCCATGACTGGCCTCCAGCGTTCCGCCAAACATCGCCGCGCGCGCTTCCTCCGGCGTGAGGAATTTAAGGTAAATTTCGGTGGTTTTGATCGACGCGTGCCCGAGGCGCTGTTGTAGATCGTAGATCGAGCGTCCGGCTTTCAGCCAGTCGACCGCGTGCCGATGGCGGAGATCGTGGAAGCGAAATTTTCGGAAGGACGGCTCGTCGTGCCTCGCTTCCTTGGCCTCATCTACGGCGGCCTGGTAGATGCCCGCCACAATCTGAGCGAAGCGGCTCGACAGATTTCGGTACGGTTCGCCATTGCCGTGCCAGAAAAGCCACTTGCATCCAAGGCGCACCGGCAGCGCTCGCAGGACTTCGTAAGCGCCGCCAAAATTCAGATCAATCACTCGGACCTTATTGCCCTTCCCCCGCACGGTAAGCTGCCGGTGGGTGTGGTCGAGCTTTGTCCGTTCGGCGGTTACGAGTTCTTCAAGCCGGCAGCCCGTCAGCCACGCCGCGCGGACCAAGGCAGAAAGCCGTCCAGGAGCCCGCGCAATTGCGCGCTCAATGTGCGCCGTTTCCGGCAACACGATCGGATCACGGCGTTCTTTGAGCCGCTTTAGTCGCGCCAGCGCCACGTTGTCGGCGACATCGGCAAACTTCAGCACGCTACCCAGGGCGACCAGGTCGCGGCGAATGGTGGCGGTTGAGACGCCGACCGCGCGCCGTGCGGTGACAATCTCCTCGACCTTATCCTTGTCGACCTGATCGAGAAACAGGTCGATCAGGAAAGGCTCGATCTGGCGCAAGGACACCGCATAGCGCTGCGCAGTGCGCGGGCCTACCTCGTGCACAACATGCCTCTCTGCCCAAGAGGCAACGATGTCGCGGTATTTTGCCCGGTTGTCGCCATAGAACGCAGCCGCCTTCAACGTCTCGATGTCTTCCCGGACCCGAATGCGAGCAGTTTCGACATCGCCTGTTCGTAGCGACCAGCGCCGGAGCTTGCCCTTGATCCTGATGCGGCCATAGAGCGTGTCGCCGTGCCATTCCGTATTCGGCGGGGCTTTGCGGCGGCGGCTTTTGTTCGGCTCTCGCATTGCTGCTTCTCCAGCTCGGCGAGCCAGATACGCAGCTTCGCCTCGTCAAACGTCCATACACCGCGGATTTTGATGGCGGAGGGGATTTCGCCCGCCTCCGCCATCTGCTGCATCACGCGCTCGTCCAGGCCAACGATCGCGCGGGCGCGCGCCATCTTGATCCGCTCCGGCAGAGTCGGGGAGGCCAATTCGGTCATTTTTGCACAGCCTTGGCGATCGCGGCGCGGGTCGCCTTGATGGCGGCGACTACGGCTTCGTGATCTGGACGAGATGGCCCGCAGTCGTGGCGCACGCTGCTCTCGATCACCAGCGAGAGACGGTCGAACTCTCGCGCGGCCGCGAGCAGCCCCGACATCGGATGCTCGGGACATTGCGCGATGTGTGCCTTCAACGCGTCCGCCATGCTTACCGGCGTCGTCTCGCCAGGCCCGTAACGATGGCCGCAGTAGACGCAGTTGACGTACATGCCGGATTGAAGATCGGCGACCCACGCGGTAAGGCGCTCAACGTCAGCCGTAAGCTGTTTGACGATCTCCACCTGGGCGCGCGTCAGTCCCTCGTCACTCATTGCTGCCCCTCCGCCAAGCCGAAATCGAACCGATAGCCGAATGGAAACACCCAAAGGTGATACATATCCGCAGCGTCGATCAGGTCAGCCGTTTGCGGAAAAACCTCGACGCCCATGCGATCGGCGCCAAAAATTTCATTCTTCATGCGCTGCTTCTCGCGCCACGACAGTTCCGACTGCATTGCTGTGCGGAAGGCGGCATGCTCGACCGCGAGACCGAGCGCCGTTGTTTCAATCGTGCGGACTAGGACAACGAGCCATCCGTTCGACCAGACGCGGTTGATTTGGCGGAGCCAACCGCCAGGCATGCCGCCGAGAGCCGCACGCATTTCATCGAGCGGCCTGCGGGCGAATGGCGTCCATCGGCCGCTTGCCCGCTCATTTCTTTCCTGGGCAAACACCATGCGGCGAATGTCACGCGGAGCGGTATTGATGTTCATCGCCGATGCCTCCAGGCTTCCGGCTCCATGAAGGTGCCGGAAAAAATTCCGCGTTTGGCAAGCCGCGCCTCAAGCTCCGCGTCCTCGTATTTGCGCGAGTAGCGGACCGCCAACACTTTAGGACGGTCAGTTCGTCATCAAGTGACGTTGGGCCTTTGATTTTGTCTGTTGGCTTCATGGGCACTCAGGTCTTTACGCCGAATCTAATTTCTGGCCGCGCGCTTTGGCGATAGCAAGACGCCTAGCTACTCTGGCATCGTCAAACATCGGAAAGCAGGCGCCGCATTCCTCTGGAACGCCCTCGCCCTCGCATTCCTTACAATTAGCGTTCGCCTCCTCTGCGGCTTCTAATAACTCGGCGGCTTCAAGCAGGTCAGGCGCGGCGGCAATTAGGCGGGCGCGTCGCAGGATATAGTCAACCGGCTCTTTCATGTTGTGTCCTATCATCGCGGTCAGGTCTTTTCTCTGCGGCGATGGCGCTGGCGGGCGGCGGCACGGTGCGCCGCCAGCAAGCGATAAATATATTCTTGCGATCGTCCCGTCCCATAGCACCGGACACATTCAACTTCCTCGCCGGAGCGATCATAAGTCATGTCGATCAACCTTCCCTTGCCGTCGCACGACGAACAATTTTTGCGGCGCATGGATCATCCTTCTCAGCGCGCCTAATGATGATCGCTGGCTAAGTAGCCCGAGGCGTGCGCGGTAGAGGCCTCACGGTCGAATGGTTTCCTAGAATGTTGCTCCGCCTTATAAGTTGCAATACCATCCTGAAAGCTGCTTGGTCATCACTGATTACCGTGGCCCTCGCCATCGAGCATTTTCGAGAGCAGTATTTTGCATTCTTCCGATCACCGGCGAGACTAGGATCAAGGCGATGAGCGCGCGCCTCATGCCGCTTTCTCCTTCCTGTTCTTGACCCACTCGATGATCTCGGCGCGATGGTCGCGGTTCCACTTCAACGTCTCCAACACCGCTTCCATGATCTGCGTCGCCAACTCCGCCTCCGATCTCCGGTGGAACGTGTGCCCCGGCCCGTAGGCCATGCGCGGATAGACCTTGGCGCGCATGCGCAGCTCGCGCTCGAGCTCGGCAATCTGCGATCCGATCGAGATTGTCATCACGCGGCCCTTTGCCTCGCGGCGTCCTGCGCCCGTTCCGTGGCGATGATGACGTCGGCGACGCTCGTCCAGCCGTTTGGGACTTCGACCGGCATCGGCACGCCAAATTCGTGCTCGATTTCGAGCGTGATCATCAGAAAGCCCTTCCAGCGGAGATCGCCGAGGCTCAATGCCGTCTCGGGTCGGACGTTTGCCGGCGGTACGTCCATAACCTTGGCAATCAAACTGCAGACGCGCTTGGCGATGGTGTCGGACATGGCTTGAGGCCTCCCTGGCCTGGTTTGCGATAAGGTGCTGGACGCGCACGCCACGTAAACTCGTAATGACCCCGGCCAATCGGACGGCGATCGGCGGGCTCGATGTAGCCGTAGCTCCGCGCATGAGCGACACGCGCGCTTGCGCTCCCCATCTTCCAGCCGAAATGCGCGGCGATCTCTTTCGCTGTTTTCGGGCCGTGCTCGCGAACGTGCTCGGCGATGGCTTCTAGGGTAGTCATAGCGGCGCGCTCTCCCGCTCGCTCACCTTCCTCTGCTTGGTTTCGCCGAGGATGAATTCAACATCGACCACATCGCCGTCGCTCAGTTCGGCCCAATGCTCGATGATGTACTTGTGGGCGGTGGCTCGCGTGCGATCGCCCCAAAAATAGGGATCGTTCGAGCAGCGATCGCCGTCGGCGGAAAGGTGAGTGATGGCGATGTTAGGGCGCCCGTCGCACGGATAGCCGCAGCGGCGCAGCAGATAGCGCTGCGCGTCATATTGCTGCGATCCGGGATCATAGCAGCCATCGGAAGTAGGGTTCATATCCACGCACAAGAGCGGTATGAAAGTCCCGTCGTCGCACAGCTCCAAGAGTTTTACTTCCATGGTTGCCTCCGTTCGAAGCCGCGCGACCGCAGCGGGCGCACAGGCTGTACTCTGATCCCGCGCGCGCGATCGCGCTGACGGTTTGATTTGGCGATCACCGGCTTGTCGTATGTGTTGGTCTTTTCGCGCCAGCAGGTTTTGCAGAGTGCGGCGCAGTTGCCGAGTGAGTTGTCGCTTTTGATGTTGTCCGGGGTGATGTGTTCGTAGAACGTGTTGCCTTCGCCGAGTGCCTGGCCGCAGCCTTGCGGACGATTGAGCATCGGCACGCGATGGCACTCGCAGATGCCGTTGCTGCGGTCCCAGGCTTCGCGCATGGTGCGGGCAGTGAATTCGAGGCGGGTCATGCTGCGGCCTCTCGCTTGCTCGCCTCATAAGCCGCAATGAATTCCCTGGCTGTCGCGAAGCTCCGATCGCCGAGCCAATAGGTTGTTTTCGGCTCGCTGTTGCGCGTCTCGCAGTAGACGCTCTTGGAGCCGACGACCCTGCCGTTATCGAGAATGTCGTAAGCGTGTGCCCACCCGCCTTTGGCGAAATCGAGAAATCCGGTGGCGCGCTGGCGGAGATCACTCATTGCTTTGCCACCTGCGGAAACGCGGTGCCGTTCTTCTCAAAGAGCGGCGTCGAGCGCAGCATGCACTCGTTGAACACCGCTGTATTTGATGGGATGGCCGGGAAATCGCTGACAAAAGCCGCCGCCATGACTTCGCCGAGCGCGCCCGCGATTTCCTGGAGCGGATAGAACAAGGCGTCGCCGGCGGCGGCTTTCTGCTGCAGGAGCTCATGCGTCGCCCTCCCGCTCGTCCTCGTCGCGCAGATCGCCCCCGAATTCCGTTTCGTCGATGTCGGCCCGGCGCCATCGCTCGAACCGTTCATGTTCCGCGCGGTCGCCCCAACGGCAGGTCTGCTCCGGCAATGCACGGCAGGCGCTGCAGACACCGCTCGGGTAGCGCGGATGCTGGTGAACGCGGCCGGCGTAGGAAAGCTCGCAGGGCGGCGGCTCCGGCCCGTATTCTTCGGCTGGATCGCGGATCATCGCGGGTGCTCCGGCGAAGTGGGCCCCGCTGGTAGGTCCAGCCAACAGCGAGGCCCTGTAGTCGCGAAATTCCCTCCTGAGTGAGAAGAGCTCCCTTGGCGCCGGCGGACATGAGGGGAGCGCGCGCCGCCGCCGTGGGCGCCATGACCGGCGGCCGCGCTCAATCCGGCGATTGCCGGAATTTGATTAAGCTGGAATTTTGGGGAGAGGATCGAGCCGCGGCCGGCGTCCGGCCCACTCGATAATCTGCTTCTGCCAAGCGCGGGAGCGGATTTGCGGAAGATAGTCCCGGTGCATGAGCTCGACGGCAATGTCGACGTAGTGAGAAAACTCGGTGTCGTCCATGAGCGGAAACGCCGTGGACTTGAGCCGCACCGCGATCGCGCTGGTGCCAGCGGCGCGCACCGGGATGATCTGCATGATGAGGCCGGCCTTAAACTTAAGGTCGGCGTGGAGCGCGTCGGGAGAGGCGTCGATTGCTTCGGCGACTTTCCCGACCAACCCTCTGTACCAGCGATTGAGCTTTGATGTCCGCGTGAAAAGCGTCGTGACCTGCATCGGCTGGTCGTAGCAGCGGATGCTGCGGATGCGGTCCTCGTCGATAGACGTCGCCGGGACGAGCGCAAGCCGGCGCCGGTCCCGGACCATGCAAAGGTCCATGCGGTCGAGCTAATGGGGTGATTTGGTTGCCGCATGGTTAAGGTCCCTGGTGGAAGGCCCCTTCCTCTCGCTGCCGGAAGGGGTAAGTCTCGGGGGGTGTGGTCGGAGGGCACTCCGAGTAGCGAGCCCGAGTCGAGCGCATCAGCCCGCCGCAAGGGGGTTCACAAACTCACCGTTCGTCTTCCGGCGGAGCGCCGCCGGAATTTCTAAAGGGTCCTCGGCGCTGCTCTCCTTCGCGCCCACGAGCAATTGCTGCTTGAGTAGCGCGCTGTAGACCGCGCCGTTGCCCTCGAAGTCGCCATACTTGGCGCTGGTCGCTATCGCCCACTCCAAGCATTGCTGCATGGTTGTGAGCCCCGCGATCTCGGCGATGAGCTTGTCGGCGAGAACAACGGCCTTCGGCGGCGCCGAGTGTTCGGGCAGCTCGTCGTTGATCTCGGCGGGCTTCTCCGGCGCGAGCGCCGCGGCGTACCGCGACGGTTTGCCTTCCAGTTCGCGGTAGAGGCTGTCGTAGCCGGCGCGCAGGTCGCGCAGCGGCATGACTTTCTCGATCTCCGTCCACGTCGCGTCGAAATGCTTGAGGACGGCCTTGAGCTTGTTCTTCTTGTCCTCGGCGCCGGTTGAGGGATAGTGCAGCATCAGCAGGTTTTGGATTTCCTCGATGCAGATTTCGCGCTGCACCGGAAGATAGTCCCGCTTGTCGGCCGGGATCATTGCATCGCTGGTGCGCGTGGTGTCGACGCCGAGTTGCTTGCCGCCCAGGTTGAGCAGGGCGATGTGCGGCAGGAAGCTCTTGAACGTCGGATCAACAAACACCTGGCCGTCAAGCATGGTGGAGCGATCTTTCAGGACGGTGGCCTCGCGCCAGGTCTTGGCAACCGTGCCACCCTCGATCGACTGATGGCGGTCCATGAGCACGAGCAGCGACGGCTCGTAGCCCATTTCTCCTTCGGCCTTCATCTTGATGCCGGTTTTCTCCAGTTCCTTCTTGCCGTCGTCGCCTTCGAAATAGTCGTACTCGTAGCCGGCGCGGCCGCAGAGGATGACGTGGAGCGGCGAGTTGATGAAGGCGTCGGTGAACTTGCCCCACTCGCCTTTGAGAAAGCCCCAATCCTGGAACTGCAGGCGATAGGTCGACTTCTTGTACTCGGCGGCCTTGCGCCGCGAGTATGTGTCGCAAAGCTCCTTCCAGAAGTGGGTGATGCTGTCGATCAGCAGCAGCGAGCCGTTGGCCTGCGCCTCCGGGACCGCCTGCATGAGATCGGAGAACGCCCGCGTCTTGGCGGTGTAGAGCTTGATGCCGGCGCGCTCGAAATCGGGTTTGACCCAATCGCTCCCTGTTTCGGTGTCGATGAAGAACACCGGCTTGCTGGCGTAGTCGATGTTGCGCTCGCGCATGTACTGCACGAGGCCGATGGCGGTGATGGATGCCGTCTTGGTCTTGCCGGAGCCGGCAAAGCCGAGCAGCCCCATTTTGAGGAAGGCCGATGTGGTCTCGGCCGGTTGGAACAGTGTCATGACGCTACTCCTTCGTCCTTCGTTGGCGACCGCGATTGACGTTTGGCCACGTGCAGAGCGGTCGTTCTTTTGCACGCGGCGATGGCAATGCTGGAAATCTTGAGAAACTCGGCCGCAAGCGAGGCGAGATTGTCCTGCTCGTTGGCAAGGTTTGCGTCGGCGAGCGCCGAGTAGGCATCGTCGAGCATCGCCTTGATGCTGCCGAGGTCGAATTTGATGCCGGGGCGCTTCATCGGCGGCTCCGGGCGCCGGCGGCGCATCAAGCTCTTGCGACAGCGGCAGCTCGCGCTCGGGCGGCAGCGCGTGTGCTGCGTTCGGGCCGCTCATGGCTGAACAATCTCTTTGCCAGCGTCGTCGGCGAGACGTTCCCACCGATCCGCTAATTCCTCAGTCGTGCGCGCGCCGGCTTCGCTCGCATCGCTTTGTGCGGCTGCTCGCAATTTGCGGGCATGTTCTTCGACCGCCTGGATAAGGCGCATGATGGCCCTCATTGCTGATCTCCGTCCGCGAAGTAGCCGCCAACCAACGCGCCGAGGGGGAACTGAAGAAGAAGAATTACGAGCACGATCAGCATGGCGCGCATGACAGTCCTCCAAAGATGGCGAGGGCGGCGATGATGGTCGCCGCCAGCAAGCCGGCGATGACGAGATCGCGGAGCATCGGCGCGGTGAAGCTCATGGCGTGACCTCTGTTTCTTCGGTCTGATAGTTCTCGCGCTCGTACTCGTCGCGACCGTGCGAGTTGAAGATGCGCAGCAAGCGCCCAACGCATTGATCGACGCTCTCGCAGTCGCCGAATTCGCCGATCTCGCTGATGAAGGTGAAATCGCGCTCGACGATCCGATCGTCCCTCAGATCGACAATCCGGCACTCGAAGCGGTATTCGGGCTTGGGCGGTGCAGTGCCGGGGCTAGTCATTGAAGCCGCCTGTTTGAAGGACAGTGAGGCGTTCGATTTCCAGCAGCGCAGCAGCGGATACCACGTCGAGGTACCGCTCGCATTTCAGGGCCTTGGCGCACCACCGCGAAACTTCGTCATCGGGCGCAGGCGCGAGCGTCCAAGCCTGCGGATGAAATCTGAGCTTCTGCATGGCTCAATACTCCCCCGGCTTGTCCCAACCGTTCCACTCGATGCACGGCGTATCGTCGTGCGGGTTCTCGATGCGATCGCGCACACGCTCGTCGAGTTCCTGGATGGCGGCTTCCTGATCGTCGCTATCGCTGTTGGCGATCGCTTCGAGCTCGGCGTCGGACAATTTCCAGATTGGTTTGATGCGCCGGCGCTGCTCGAGTCGCCGGGCGCGGGCGGTTTCATCAAACGCGGTGTCAATGAAGGCGAGCGCAGCCTCCATTGCCGAACCGCCGCGAGCCTTGACGGCAGCGGAAGCGGCGCGACCGCGTTCAATGTCTGGATCTGCAAGGTGGGGATGATCGACCATGGTGCCCTCCGAATCGTCCCGGATAGGCACCATACAGCTAGACTGTAGGATTGTCCATACAAATACAGTTTGGCTGTATTTGCCTTCTACAGCCCGACTTGGCGCGACTAAAGATTGTGCCGCAGAATGGTAAAAAGGGTCAGTAGTGCTGACGTGTCAGAAAAGAAAACGTGCCCCCCTCGGGAGTTGACAATGCAAGTCGTGAGGATGCGCGTGTGCAACGGTTCAGATGGCGGGCGGAGACAACATTGGCTGCGGCGGCAGGCCGCGTTTATCGTCTCGGAGCTGCCGGAGGATGACCAGGAGGCGTTGGCGATCTTGGAATGGGCGAGGCGGCTGATCGAGTTCTTGGGGGCGCCTACGCGCGTCTCGTAGGCTTGGCCGCAGCGAGCTTCTGAATCTCGACCGCCAGCGAATGGGGCAGGTCGTCGAGATCGCCGTCGAAGATATAGTTCAAGCCGACGCGCGTGCGCCGTTTGATGGCCTTTGCGCTGTCGATCCCGATGCGATTGTCGCCGGTTTCAGCATTATTCCACGCGGCCGGATTGATGCCACAGAGCCGGGCAAATTCCGCCTGGCTCATTTCGCGCGAGCGCCCCTGCACGACGCCATAGGCAAGACGAATCAGCCTCAAACGGGCGCCAATTGCTAGCGGACTGTCCGGTCGGGCGGGAGCCATGATGCGCCGAAAGCTCCCAAAACCTGCGCTCAACCGCCATCTAGCAGATGACAAACTTGACACGATACAGCCCCACTGTAGATTGGCCGGCCCATGAGGATCAGGCATCTCGCAAACGTGGCGGACGTGATCGAGGCCATCGGTAGCCTCCGCCTTCAAGAAATCACCGACAAGCGCACCAACAATGTTTCCAACTGGAAGGCGGCGGGGCGCTTCCCGCCCGAAACCTATGTCGCCATCCAGGCCGAACTAAAAGCGATCGGCTGTCGGGCGCCGATCGGTCTTTGGCGCATGATCGAACCAAAGAAGCGATCGCGCGCCGCCTAGCGGATGCGCGTGCGGAGCGAGAGTCGAGTCGCCGACCTACTAGGTCTTGTGTTTGGTACCGCGTCTGTTCCGGTGAGTTCGTGTGGATAAGTGTTGTCGCGTGCGGACTTCCATCAGAAAAAGAGCGGCACGCACGGATGCGAAATGCCCGCGGCTACATCGCCCTCTATCGAGACGTCTTAGATCACCCGCTGTTCAAGGACGAGCGGCCGTACACCCGCTTCCAGGCGTGGGTCTGGATGATCCAGGAGGCGGCCTGGGGCCTAAGCCAGCAGCGGGTCGGGCGCACGGTCACCACGGTCGAGCGCGGGCAGCTCGCCGCCACGACGCGCGGCCTGGGGGAAACCTGGGGATGGGCACACGGACGGGTGCGGCGCTTCCTCGAAACCCTGCGGCGTGAGGCGATGATCAGGACGCTGGTGACAGACACGGTTGCAGGCACAGAGACCGGCACACCCTCAAGGACCGGCATCACCATCATAACGATCTGCAATTACTCAAAATTCCAAAGCGCGGCCGCGCAACCAATTGGCGAACAGGCACAGCACCCGACTCGTAGGCAGGCACGCAACGCACAGCAAGCCCTTGATCTCGCTGATGAGATTCGGCCCGAAGAACCTAACCAGCCAACCAAAATTAAGATTGAAAAGCGTTTTGGGGAAAAGAGTGGGGGAAAGAGTGGGGGAAAGTACACCGGTCCGCCGCGCCACGGTCAGACGTCCGAGAAGCACGGGACGATCTTCATCAAGATCGGCACCGATGAATGGGTGCAGTACGCGGCCGACTTCAAGCGGGTGCGCGGCGAGCATGTACCGCTGCTGCCAAATCGAGACGGCGGCTATTGGTTTTTCGCGGCGGGAGAGGCCGAACGCCCACCGCAGCAACGCGGATGGAGGCGACGCGCATGACCCTCATCTTCTTGCCGGTGAGAGAAAATCCAATCGTCGGCCTGGCGCGCCAGCGCCTCGAACGCGCGCTTGCGAAAGTTGAGAACTATGCGCGCCAAATGCTTGACGACTGTGAGGATTTCCCGCGGCACAATCCGAAGATGATGGTTGCGCAGACGCTGATCGCGGGGCTCGAAGTCGCCGGCAGCATCGCCATGACGGCGGCGCTGGCCAACAAAATCCACCCCAACTCGACGCTGTTCCGGCGCGCGATACGGCACGCCCTGGTGCCAGAGGCCGATCCGCGGCAGCCGTTGGAGGGCGAGCCGGCGCCGTGTCCCATCTGCGGAGCAGAGCGTTGTGACCACAGCCCGTCGGAGAAGCACCACGCCGCCGTGGACCTGGAGCCGAGCGATCCGTTTGGGTTTCCGTCGTGAGGCGGCCAATGACCAAGCTGGAGAGCCAGCTCATCGTCATCGTTGCCGTATTGGTGGGCTTGCTCGTGCTCGTGGCGACCTGCGGCCGCGCCCACGCGGAGACGTGCATCGCAAGCTGGTACGGGCGCGAGAGCGGGCCCAGGACCGCCAGCGGCGAGCGGTTTGGGGCCGGGCTCACCGCGGCGCACCGAACGCACCGATTCGGCACCTACGTCCGCGTGACCAACCGGCACAACGGCCGCTCCGTTGAGGTCCGGATCAACGATCGCGGGCCATGGGTGCGCGGCCGCTGCATCGATCTCTCGCCGGCTGCGGCTCGAGCTATCGGGCTTGGTGGCACGGCACCGGTCACCGTCGACGTGGTGCGACCATGAGCGATGAGATCCCGCGGAAGCGCCACCGCGTCTACAAGTACAAGGCGATCAGCCGGCCGGGCGGAGCCGATCGGCCTAAGAGCTCAGTGACATCGGCGCAAATTCCGGTGGAGGTCCTGGCCGATCGCGATCGGCGGATGGAAGCATTGGAGCAGCGGGATCTGACCGGCAAACTCCTTGGCGATCCGGAGCCGGGGCGGCGGCGATGGTGAGAGTGGTGAATTGTCAAGGTGCCGGAAGCAGATAGCCGGCTAGGTGCGCGTGACAAATGACGCGAGTTTCACGACGCTGGACAAAGAAACTCGAGGCCGAATTTGCTGCGTGGCAGGCCCAAAGGAAGCGCCAGCGCCCGCTTCGCATCTCTAGTGAGGCATCGCGCAAGGGGTGGAGATCCCGCAAGCGCATGAAAGCCGCGAGATTCCATATCAGCCGCACCCCCTAAGCTGTTGAAAATTATTCTTTCTTTCATACACGGCGACTGTATAATCACAGTCTGCGCCGCCCACGGGGAAACGCCATGGCAGGGCCGCCGCCCGCCACAGCCGCGCTCGACGTGCTTGGTCTAAAACATGGCGACCAGGCGCTCCTGGAGGTCGAGATTTTCGATCACCCGACGCGCGATTGGACCAACGTGCGGATCGTGGGCCCAGGGCTCATTCAGAGATTTTGGGTGCCGACGGCGCTGCTCCGCAGGCGAGGCAGCGATTTGTAACTCTCCGGTGTCCAGCGCTCGCCGCGCGGCGCGCCGGAAAGTGAGCCGGCGGGCGGTTGCGTACCATGCCGCCCTGCCGGTGGCACCGCGCTCTTAACCTATCCGCAAAGCCTCCGGGTCCAACGTACACGCGCAATGTACGGTGGGGGTGCTGGTGGGTCATCGGGGGCGGCCGCCGAAGGCTGGAGATCGCTACCCGGGCGGCCAGCTCAAGCCCGACACCCGAGAACCGCTCGCACCGGCGCTGCTGCGTCGCATCTTCCGCGCTGCCGAAGAAGGGTACGCCGACGCGCGGCTCGCCTCCCAGGTGGGGCGATTGCTTTATCATCGTGAGCTCACCAGCGGGGAAGCTGGCACCGCTTTTCACATCGCCGAGATCTACGGGCGTTTCGAGGCGCAGCACGGCACCAGGCGCACGACGCGATCGCCGTCGTACGAGACCGGATTCAGTAGTGCCGGCCGCGCCACCGCGCTCTTAACCTCCGAGGATATCGAGCGCATCCAGGCGATCGAGGCGGCCTGGCGCGCGCTGCAGGACGAGCTCAAGGAATATCCGCGGTGGGTGCGCGGCGCGATCGAGACGCTGTGCGTCGACGACGGGGCGATCAGCTCGCTCTATCTCGGCGACGTCAGAAGGGTGCTCGCCAAGCTGGCGATGTTCTTCCGCTCGCGCCGTTCGAAAAAATCACGGCGCCGGCGCGTGTCTCTCATGGTTGTCGGGCCGGAACATCGAGCTGCGCCAGTTCCGCCAGCGGAGCCAGCGCGCCGCGTCGATCGAGACAAAGAGGCGTGGCTGGCAGTGCAACGCAAGCTGCGTCCGGACCTTGAAGACCGCCAATTAGCGGAAGCCTACGAGATATTCGTCGCGCTCAAAGCGCGTGCGCAGTTCAACGACAGCAAACAAACTCATTGTTAAGCACGTCGCGTCATCTGGTATTGCTTTCTTTACGGATCGGGCGCTAAGGAAATTCACTCTCCCAAAAATCTGCTCTGATCCGCCGCGCAACCCTCCCCCCCCCTGCGTGGCCGATCCCCCGCGGCGGCGCGCAAGTCGAGCGCGTCTTATCGGCGTGGAAACGGCGCCGACCGAACGGGCGCATTGTGCTCGCTGATGCAATTGCGCTCGCTGACCGGGATAGCGACCGGCCCGCGGGGCTTTTCCGTTGAGTCCTCGTTAAGAATTCAGGCGCAAAGCGTGAGCGTACAGTTCGGATGTACGACACGGAGAGGGGACCAATGGGCCAAATTCATCAAGACTCGCCGTCGGGGGTAGCAAACCGGATACCGCAAACGCAACAGCCTTCACCGACAGTGCTGCAAGAGCTGGTGAGCAAGCTCTATACTTTGACCGAGGACTACAACAACAATGCGGCACGCCTCTGTCGCGTGCTCGATCGTTTGCGCGGAACGACCTCGGCGGCAGTGAACGGACAGGGCGGAAAGCCTCAAGAAGTTCCGAATGGTCTTCTGGCGGATTGCGAGATAGCGATCGTGCGACTCGCGGAGATCATGCAGACGCAGCGGTCAATGCTCAACGAGTGGCGCTCGTTGATTTCGTGAGGGCGCTCGTCTGACCATGAGCGGCCGCACGCTGCATCTTCGCGACGGCGAGCTGATAACAAACCGCAAGACGGATAGGCGGCAATCACCGCGGCGTCCGTTACTGGTGCGCCTGCACGAAATCAACGAGCGCCAGGCGCGGCGCAATCCGTCGCCCTGGAAGTTCGACGTCCGTCTCGGTTTCCTGCTGCCGAAGATGCTGCAGCCCTTCGTCGCCTCCGGTCCACACGGCAACGGTGTCACTGTGCACCGCGGCTTTGTGCAGATCCGGCACGGCTCGACGGAGGAATGCCTTTTGAGCGCCGCCGAGTTCTTTGCCGTCGTGGCGCGCGGCCGTTCGGCGTTCGTCGTCATGGCCTCGATCGTGTCGCCTACGCATCCCGATCGGCCAGGCTGCGGGCGATGGTTGTCGGTGGTCAACGGCGCGATGGTTGTCTGCAGCGGACAAGTCGAGCCGCGCATCTATGAGGGCGCCTGATGCCGATCCTGCTTTTCATATGGTGGTACGTGGTGGTCGAAGCGGCGTTCAAAGCGGCCTGCGAGGGCCGTTGGCTATGAGCGTCGCCGCTACGCGCCTGCGCCCGATGACGACGATCGAGATTTACGACACGCTCGGCGACATTGCGCAGCGTCTTGGCTGGTTGAAGCCGGAAAGCCGCAATCCCGAGAAGTATCACGAGGACAAGTCCGAGCTGCTGCGCGACATCGGCAGATTGCGCGAGAACGTGAGATTGGGGACGAGATCATGAGCGCCTGGTATGTCGTTGGCGTTCTCTACGTCCTTGGGGTGATCGCCATCGGCGCAACAGTTGAGTGTTATGCGCCGCGGCCGTTGAAACTGCAGGACAAGCTGAGCGTGCCGTTTTGGCCTGTGGCGGTGATCCTTGGGATTGTCCTTATCGGGCTTGATGTTCTGAGGGCAAGATAAGATGGCGCGCGCGGCATCGAGCTATAGAGCGGCCAGGCGCAACGAGTGTCTGCGCGGTGAGACGCGGGGGATATGGGGCTCGCCGAGGTTCTATCACCCGGAGTTTGAGCCGAAGCGCGGGCGGATCACGGTGCTGTGGCGGCGGCCGAGCAAATATCATCCGCTGGCAGACGCTCGAGCGTATCTGCGTTCGGTCAAGGAAGCGATCGCCGTGCGGCGCATCGGAAAATCGATGGTCCCGCAGATTTTTCGGCGAGGATCGGCGAGAGCGGTCTAAACCGCATGGAATGGGCGTTTTCGCTGTTTGTTCGCGTCCGCGGCCGTAAATCGACCTCGTAGGAAGGTCCGTGGTGCGTTATTTGGAAGCGCCCGCTATGTCGGTATGGGCTAAAATCCGCATCGATCATGTTGAGCAAAGATAAGGTCGAAAGTCTCGCGCAGGCGTTCCGCTACGGCGCCAATATCGCCGAAGCGTCGCGCAGCGTCGGCTGTTGCCGAGAGACTGTCGTCCGCTACTTTGCATGGTTCGGTGCGCAGGGTGTTGCGCGTGGATATCGCAGCAGGTTCGGGGTGCAAGTGCGAGGACATCGCGCGTTGCCTTTGCCTCGACCGTATGGTTGGCCGGTGCGGTATGTCGGCCCGGTAGTGATCGGCAAAGCGACCACGCCGGCGACAACGCCGCAAGGACCGGAGTGGATCGGGAAGACGATCACGGACAGCGCCGGCCGCCGCGTGCTGGTGCATCATGACCCCCGATTTCGAACCTGATCCCGGCGGCGACGAGTACGACGAGGACACCGCGCTGGACGATCCGTGTGGTGAGCCGGAAGATATCGAAGTCGAGGACGACGAATGAAAGCGGCCGTTTCCTCGTCCGCGGCTTGATTGTTTTTCAAACGGAAATCGAAAATGCCGAGTGGTGGTCCAGGGCGCGGCCAGGGGCGCAAGCCCGGTTCGACGAACGCGAACCAAAGCCACACGCGCGAGATCATCGAGCAGGCGGCCAAGGATGGCGTGCTGCCGCTCAAGATCATGTTCGACGGCCTGCGGCTCTACGCTCGGGACCTGGATGCCCTGATCGGCCTGCTGGTGACGCAAGGCGCGCCACCGCGGCCTGGCGAGAAGGCCGAAGACGACAGTCCGCACGCGGACGTTATCGATGCGCTGAAGCAGGCGCTCGGCATCCGCAAGCGGATGGAGGACCTGGCGGCGATCGCTGCGCCGTACTGCCATCCGCGCCAGGGCCTGGCGAACGAGGGCGAGCGCGTGGACGACTTCGTACCGCTCGCCGATCGGCTCGCTGCCTACCAGCGCCGCGACGCGATCGCAGCCGGCGGTGCGCAGGTGGTCGAGTTCAAGCCCGGTGGAAAGTGACGCCGAGGGATTCACAACGGTACAGTTCGGGTGTACGCCTTGATTTGCGCGAATCACCGCGCAATGGAGGCAAGACACAATGGCTAATCGATATACCGGGGAGCAGATCCCTAACTCGACCTGGCGGCGCATGCGCGCGTCACTGAACACGGCGCTGAAGCGCCAATCGGTCTCGCTGACAAAGGCGTGTCTGCAGGAGTTTGACCGGATTAGGCCGGGCGGGCGCACGACGAGCCAGGCAGCGCGTCGACGCACCAGCCCGCGGCGGACACAGCGTCCGGCCACCGGCCTCTGATCGCCGCCTAGTTCTTCTTTGCCTTCGTCTGTCTCAGCCCCGGCTAATCACCGGGGCTCTTTTTTTGGGTGCGCCATGCCCGTCAAGCGCCGGCCCCGACAGGTACGCCAGCTCGGGCCGCGCGACTTCACGCAATGGATCATGCCGCCGAGCATGCGCAAGCACCGGATCGCCTGCTGCGACTGCAGCCTCACCCACGATTTCGAATTCCGCGTCGTCATCGACGGCAAGGGCAGGGCGCGCGTGCAGTACCGGGCACGGCGCGTCGGGAAAGCCACATGATCGGCCGCACGGCAGAGCTTATCGTCGACAAGCTTTCGGAATGGCGCGATGAGCGCCGGCGCAAGCGCTACATCGCCGAGCACGAGCAAGCCAAAGCGAAGGCGGACGCCGGCAATCTGACCGACGCCGAGCTGGTGTATGCCGCCTATGCGCGGTGCCCTTGTGGCGCGGGGATGGCATACCCGAAAGGCATCGGCGGTCATGGCTTTTGGGATTGTTCGGCCATCTTGACCGGCCGCGCTTACATCAGCGGCGAGGTAAAACACACTGATCGCCTCCCATTCGTCTTTTGGAAGGTGAAGTCCGAGGTTCAACCGAGCGTCAACGGCGCGACGACGCGCCCGAAATGAGCCTTCCCGCTGCGGTCGCGAGCTACGAGGGCGCCGATGCCCTGATGCGGCGCGACCTGCAGCTCTACTGCGCCAACCTCATCAAGATCGGCACCAAGCAGGCCGGCGAACTCGTCCCCTTCGTCTGGAACCCGGCGCAGCTCGAGCTACACCGGCGCCTGGAGCGGCAACGCGACAGCCGCGGCCTGGTGCGCGCCCTGGTTCTCAAAGCCAGGCGGCTAGGGGTTTCTACGTATGTCGGCGCCAGGTTCTTCCACCGCACGACGCTCTGGCGCGGCCATAAGAGTTTCATCCTCACCCACGAGGACAGCGCCACGCAAACGCTGTTCGACATGGTGCGGCGGATGCAGGAGAACATGCCGGCGGACTATCGGCACGCGCTCGCTGCAACGAACGAGAACGAACTCGACTTTGCTCGCATCGAAAGCGGCTACCGCGTCGGCACGGCAAAGAACGTGGCTGGATTGGGACGCGGGAAGACGCTGCAGCTCTTTCACGGCTCGGAAGCCGCGTTTTGGGCGCAGGCGCAAAAGCATTGGTCCGGCGTGCTGCAGGCGATTTCGCTGGTGCCCGGCACCGAAGTGATCATGGAGTCGACCAGCAACGGGCCGTTCGGCGCCTTCTACGATCAGTGGGTGCTCGCCGAAAAGGGCCTCTCGGACTTCATCCCGATCTTCCTGCCGTGGATGATCGACGCGGACAATGCGCGCGAAGTCACAGTCGATTTCGAGCCGTCGGCCGCGGAAGAAAAGTACCAGGATCTGCACAAGCTCACCGACGAGCAACTGTGTTGGGCGCACTACAAGAACATCGAGCTCGGCGGTAATCCCGGACAGATCGGCTCGGAATTCAAGCGGGAATACCCGGCGACCGCGGCCGAGGCCTTCGAGGCCGGCTCCACCAACAGCCTGATCTCGGATCAGTACATTCTCTCGGCCAGGCGCCACAAAGCCGGCAATCAGCGGATGCTGCCGCGGGTGCTCGGCGTCGACGTGGCCCGCTCGAACAAGGATGAGCGCGACGAAAAGGGCAAGCTCCTGGTGCGCGATGCCACGCGCCTGGTCGATCGCCAGGGCCGCCGCGGCGGCATGATCGACGAGGAATACTACACCGACGACGCCACGGTGATTGCGGCCGCGGTGTCGAGGCACCTGCGCGACAACCCCGACATTCGCAAGGCTTTCATCGACGCCTCGGAGGGCATGGGCGCCGCGGTGGTGAGCATCGTCCGCGGCAACGGCTTCGAGGCCAGGGTCGCCGGCGTCAACTTCGGCGCCGAGGCCCAGGAGCCCGAGCTCTACAAGAACCGCCGCTGCGAAATTTGGGGGCGGATGCGCGATTGGTTCAAGGACCCCGGCGGCGCGCAGATCCCGGACAGCGACGTCGCGCAACGTCACTTGACGGCGCCGCGATACAAGCACGACCCGAACAGCCGGCTCGAACTTGAGCCCAAACCGAAGATCAAGGCGCGCGTCGGCTTCTCGCCGGATTGGGCCGATGCCTTCGCACTCACGTTCTCGGACATCCTGCCGATCGACATCCCCGACGACACCCAGAAGTGGATGAAAGACGAGCTCGGCGATGACGCCGACGCCGACGACTTCTGGACCTCATAGAGACTTCAACCCGGAGACGAACGATGACCACAGCACTTCAACGCTTGCAGGCGGTGTTCGGCTCCGCTTGGCATGTGAACTCGACGGCCTGCCTGCAGCAGATCCTCGATGAGATCGAAGGTGGCGACACCGCCGGCGTCGATCCCGTCAGTACCGCTATCAATACAGTCGGAGCCGGTGTGCTCACCGCGGCCGCCCTGGTGGGCGGGCTGGTTAGCCGCGGCGGGACGCAGACCGCGGCCTTCAGCGACGCCACGGACACAGCGGCGGCCATCATCGCGGCCATGCCAAACCAGAACGTCGGCACGTCGCAGTGGGTCTATGTCGCCAATACGACGTCCTATCCGCAGACGATCACCGGCGGAGCGAGCGTGTCCGCGAGCGGCACCCTCGTCATACCGCCCGGCAGCGTTCTGCAGGCGTTGATGACCATCACCAGCGCAACGGCAGTGTCTTTCGTCGGCATTGGCGTCTTGAGCGCGGCGCAGCAGACCTTGCTCACCAAGGCCGTATTCCTGGCCCCGCTGCCGGCGGACACGACCGGCAGTACGCCTGTTCTCGTTGCGCCGGTTACGCCATCGAACGTGGCGCTGACCATTGCCTATCAGCCGCCGCAGGCGCGCAAGCTCATCATCCAAATCCACATCGGTACGTCGACGACGACGGCGATCACGGCCGGCAACCTGGCCCTGGTCGGTGTCGACCAGGACGGCAATGCGGTCTCGGAAAATATCAGCCTGATCGAAAACGCGACCGCCATTAAGACGAGCAAGTGGGCGTATTCGTCCATCACCTCGGCGACGGTTTCCGCCTATGCGGCGAACGGCTCCGGCACCGGCAACACCATCGGCATCGGCCAATCCAATGACTTCGGCGTCCCCACCTGCGCAGGGGTTTCCAACTTCGCGCTGGTCAAGTCCTCGAAGATCATCACCACGTTCACCCCGAGCTCGACCGCTGCCAGCATCGCCTGGGCGCGCGCCGTCACCGACGATACGAGCTTGGGCACCGCTACCGTCGATGCAGTAGCACGCACCGTGGCACCCTACACCGCGCCAGGCACGGCCGGCATCAACGATTACGAGTTCACCTGCTCGTACAACCCGCCGAGCTAATGCGCGGTGCTACTGCCGCTCGCCATCGCGATCCCGCTCGTCATTTTTGGCGCCTGCTTCTGGCAGGCGTTTGAGGAATTCGCATGAGCACGCTCTACATCACGGAATACATCGGCGTCGGCGTCGTCGGCAGGTTTGCCGGCTCGGCTGGCCTGGTGGCGATGGCCGAGGAACCGGGCACCGATCAGTCGCCGATCACGATCTCCGGCACGGCCGCGCAATCCACGGCGTTTGCGTCGACGACCAAGTTCATCCGCGTCCACACGGACGCTATCTGCTCGATACTCGTCGGCAATAATCCGACCGCGACCACGAGCAACAAGCGGTTGGCGGCAAATCAAACCGAGTATTTTGCGGTGCCGGCCGGGATGAAGCTCTCCGTAATCGCCAACACATAGGTTCCGCCATGATGGGTGCGATAGTGGCCGGCGAAGACACCCGCCTGGCGCTCCTGCGGATCGTTTCTGATCCAGAAAAGCATCAAGCCGCGCTAGATGCGCTCACCAAACGCATCAATGAGGCCAACAGCGCCGAGGCGGCCGCAAAAGCCGCGCAAGATAATCTCCAGGCGGATAAGGCCGAAATTGAAGCCGAGCGAGCGAAGGCGGACAAAGAGTTGTCCCGGCGCGAAGCGGAGATGAATTCGGCAATCGATGCGAGCGTCCGGGCGGCCGACGAGCGCGCGCAGGGTCTGCTCCGGGAAAAACAGGATCATGAAAGGGCGGTCGCAACCCATGCTCTCCGCCAGCAAGAGCTTGCCAATCAAGCGACTGCTTTGCAGCAACGGGCTCGCGATCTCGATGCGCGCGATGACGCATTGAACGAGAAGAGCGCCGCGCTCGATGCGCGGGATAAAGCAGCCGCCCAGGCGCTTCGTGAGGCGCAAGAGGCGAAGATCGCCGCCCAACTTTTGCGCGACCAGCACGAGGCCAAGCTGCAGAAAGTCAATCGCACCCTGCAATCGCTGAACGCGGCGGACTAACGTGCCCGGTGGATTTCCTCTTGGCCTGCAACTGTGCAACGAGCAAGTGCTCGGCGTTGCTTCTTCGGCAGGCACAGCTTGCGCAAAATCAGCGACAGCGAACACTAAAGGGGCGTGGAAGCAGTTGATAGCTGCTACGGCATACGATGCCTGCTGGCTGACCGCGACACTCGTCATTGATTACGCCGGTGATATGTCGGAAGCATTCGACATTGGCTTTGGCGCAAGCGGCAGCGAAGTCGCCGTTGTTAATAATCTAATGCTCCCAGGTGTGACCAGCCTCGCAGATAATTCACCGTACTCAGTAATTGAATATTCTTTTCCTCTGCATGTTCCGGCAGGCACGAGAATTGCGGCCAGGGTTCAATCGCCGCTGACAACTGACGAGGACGGGTCCTCTATAGCCGTCAACCTTTACGATGGCGCGTTCACACAGATCGAAGGTGCGGCTGGAGTTGACGCCATCGGCTTCAATTCTTCCACTACGTTGGGGACAGCGTTGGTCCCAGGAGCGTCGGGGGCATTTGGCTCATACGCTCAACTAACCGCCTCCACTTCTAGAGACTATATGGGAATTTTTCTTGGGTTTGACACCCAGGGGGCGTTGCCTGCACTTGGCGGCAATTTTGAAATCGAAGTCGCAATAGGGGCAAGCGGAAGCGAGCACATCATCAAAACCACATTAGGCTTCGCTTCGAACTTGGGGAGCAGTCGGACAGCGTGGTTGCCGCTTGGGTCACCGTTCCTACCAATTAACATTCCAGCAGGAACACGGATTGCTGCGCGCATTTCCGAGAACAACGTCTTCGGCACCTCTCAATCTAACTTTGGCCTGACGCTCTACGGGGTCTACCAATGAGTTGGACCCTCAGCGACAGTGGCACGACATCGGGGCTCACGATCGGCACCGAGACGACGCTGGCGACCGACACAAATAACGGCACCTTCGTTCTGCAGGTCGACACATCGAACCTGGCTTTGGGTGATCTGCTCGAAATCCGCATCTACACCATCAATCTCTCCGGCGGCACGTTGACGCAAAGCTGGAAGGGCACGTATCAGCACGCGCAGATCAACAACGAGAAGATCAGCCCGCCCATTGCCTCCGATCAGTCGATAAAGTGCACCTTGAAGCAGACGGCAGGGACCGGACGCACGTTCGCCTGGAAGATGCTGCGCATCTAGGAGCGCGCCTAGATGTTCAATTATCAGCAGTACGGGCTGATCGATGAGTTGCCCGCTGCACGTTTGCTGTTCGGCGACCGCCTCGTCACCAAGCAAGAGCAGCCTTGGCACCCACCGCCTGGCGGCTTCTTTTGGGCCGGCGTGCAGGGACCGAATGTTCGCTCACCGATCACAGATCGGATCGTGCTGCGGCAGGAAACACCGTGGCATCCCGGCTCTAGTTTTTGGTTCGGCGTTCAAGGTCCAAACGTCGAAGTCCCGGTTTGGAACGAGCTCGTCACGCGGCAAGAGCTCCCGGGTCATCCGGCGTCGAAGTTCTTTGCCGGTGTTCAAGGTCCGAATGTTCGGCCGCCGATCATCGATTGGCTTTTCCTCCTTCAGGAAGCGCCGCCGCACCCCGGCTCTCGGTTTTGGGCGGGGACGCAAGGTCCCAACGTCCGGCCGCCAATCAGCGATTGGTTTCTGTTGCGCCAAGAGGCGCCGTGGCATCCGGGCTCGTTCTTCTATCCGGGCTATCAGTTCGCCGCGCCGGTATTCCGGTCCCCGATCACCGATCGGCTTTTCATCTGCCAGGAAATTCCGTGGCATCCGGGACCGTTCTTCGATGTTGGCGGATCGTTCTATGTGCCGACGCCGCTCGCGACGGCGATACCCCACCACCGCCACTTCCATGCCGACGTGGGCGCCCTGATGATCCGGTGACAGTGACATTGCATGAAATTCGGTCCGGTTCCTCCGACGAAGATCCCCAAACAGGACCCTTCGAAGGTCCTGCTATTGGCGGAGCGCTGGCAACGGAGCGCGGAAGCGCAGCAGCGGTGGGCCGAACGCGCCAAGCAGGCGGTCGATTTCTTCGAGGGCCGGCAGTGGACCGAGGATCAGCTCACGCTGATGAAGCGGCAGAAGCGGCCGGCGCTCAAGTTCAACATCATCGCCCCGCTCGTGCGCCTGGTGCTCGGCTACAACGCCTCGAACAAGTCCGACATTACCTTCCTGCCGGGCCAGGACAATCGCGCTACGGAACAAGTGGCGGAGTCGCTGACCAGGATCGAGAAGGTGATTGCCGAGGGCTCGCGCCTCGATTTTGTCGACACCGAAGTGTTCCTCGACGGCCTGATCGCGTCGCGCGGCTACTACGATACGCGGCTCGATTGGGAGACTAACGACCTCGGCGAGATCAAAACCTCGGCCGCGGACCCTTTCAGCGTCTATCTCGACCCCGACGCCGACAGCTACGACCTCAACGAGAACCATTCCTACGTCCAGCAGTCGAAATACGTCTCGCTGGATGAGATCGAGGCGGCGTTCGGCAAGAAGGTGATGGAGCTGCTGCAGCCGTTCTGCCTCGGGCAGACGCCGCTGGCGCCGATCTCGTCGCTGATCATCGACGATGAAATCAGCCCGGTCCGCACCTTCGGCGAGCGGCACGAGGATGACGTCAACTTTTGGGACAGCTTCTATTCTCTCGTCGGCGACTTCGTCGACACCCGCCGGCGCTCAATCCGCATGATCGAGACGCAATACAAGGTGGTCGAGCCTAAGAACGTCGTCATCGACCTGGAAACCGGCGACAAAAAGGTGCTGCCCGACGAGTGGGGCAAGGACAAAATCCAGAAGATCCTGCTGTACGGGGAAACCGTCGGCAATCCGCTCCGCGTCCAGCGCCGCATGGTCGAGCGCATCCAGTGGACGACGATGGCGGGCGACCTGCTGCTGTACGACGCGCCCTCGTTCTACGACAGCTACACGCTGACCGGCTACTTCCCCTATTTCCGCCGCGGCATGACGAAGGGCATGGTCGACGACTTGATCGACCCGCAGATGGAGAAGAACAAGCGGCGCTCGGCACAGATCGAGATCGTGTCGAAAACCGCCAACGGCGGCTGGAAATACGCCGACGACTCGCTCGATCCAGTGCAGGAGCGCAACCTGCAGAAGTTCGGTTCGTCGCCCGGCGTCAACATCAAATACAAGGCCGGCAAGCCCGCTCCGGAGCAAATCGAGCCGAATTCGCCGCCGATGGCCCAGGAGCGCCTCGAGCTGCGCGCCGACGACGACATCAAGCAAATCTCGGGGATCAACGAATCCTCGCTCGGCCAGGATGAGAGGGTCCAGTCGGGCCGCGCCGTGCAGGCCAAGCAGCGCCAGGCCGTCCTGTCCATTCAGATGTACATGGACAACCTGAAGCGCTCGAAGGAGCTGCTCGGCACCAAGCACCTGGAGATCATCCAGAACCATTACACCGAGCCGCGCCTCTACCGGATCATGGGCAAGGACGGCAAGTTCTCGCAGATCATGCTCAATCAGCAGGCGCAGAACAAAATCACCGGCGTGATCCAGATTATGAACGACGTGACGGTGGGCAAATACGCGGTCAAGGTCGACGACGCGCCGCTGTCCGACACCTTCCTCGATGCGCAGTTCCAGGAAATGCTGATGCTGCTGCAGAAGATGGGACCGGCGGTCGCGCCCTACATGCCGATGTTCGCCGACTTGATGATCGATATGTCGTCGATGCCGCGCAAGGACGAATGGATCGAGCGCATCAAGGCGGTGGCGGAGAAATCGCAGCAAGACCAGCAGCAGGGCAAGCCGCCGCCCGGTCATCATCCGCCGGCGCCGCATGGCGGCGGTCATCCGGCGCACCCGCCGGCGGGACACGCCGAGCCAGGTCCGCTCGGTGGCGGCGCGGTCGCACAGAATGTCGTGCCGTTCTCTCACGCACAGCAGCGCAACGGGTAAGCCATGGCCGATCTTAACGACACAACGGCCCCGGACATAAACCCCGACGGGCCTTGGGGAGCTGCTGCGACGAACAGGCAAAGAGAAGCCCTGATCCGTCGAAAGGCAGAGGAAGCTAAGAAGCCGCAGCCGGCGCGTCCCACGACCAGCCTGAAGGATATGTAGCCGTGAAATGGACGGTGCTCGCCGCGGGCTTATTGCTCGCCACGCTATCGCTCGCCACCGTCTTTGCCGCGAGTGTCTTGCTCGCCACGCCGGCGCTCGCCCAGGAGCCAAGCGACGCCGAGAAAGCCGCCTGCAGACCGGATGCACTGAGGCTCTGCTCGGCTGGCGCCATTGCCAAAGCGATGTTCGGCGACCGCAGCGGCGTTTACGAGTGCCTCATTGCTGAAAAGCGCAGTTGCTTCACGCCAGGGCGTTGGCGCTGCGATCTCTCCAAACCATGCCGCGACGTCCTCACCAAGCACGGGCTCTGACATGCTCCGCGAAGCCGACCTGATCACGCCGGCGCTGCTAAGGCGCTTCGAGGCGGAGGCCAAGATCGACGGCAACAACGGCGAGTTCTACGCGCTGATCCGCCGCGACGACGGAGACTTGCTCTCGCACCATCCGGGATCTCCGCCGATCATCCCCGAGCAGACGATGTGGGCGGCCGACGTGCTCAAGCGCCTCAACCGCGAACTGCACCACGATGGCGCCTGGGTGATCGTGTTCACCGATCCGGCGCCGCAAGGCGAGGGTGAGTACGCCATCTACCGTCTCGGCATGCACCGGGAATACGGCCGCTACGCGCTGTTGTGGCTCGACCAGGACGGCGACGTGCAATTCGCCCAGGAATGGGTGCGCAACGAGAGTGAGCTGCTCGATTGGACCGACGTGCTTCTCGCCGGCATCGAGTCGGTGATGGCAAAGTGCGAGGCCTCCTGGAACATCTGGAACACCCACATGCGCCAGGTGCTGCAGCCGGCCGAAGGGCAGACCTTCAAGCGCGCCCGCGGCCAACGCGCATCATCGGCGAGGCATTGAGATGGCTCCGCGGGATGACAAGCTTCTCGAAACCGTGACGCGCATCGACACCAACGTCGCGCATCTTTTGGTCGCGGATGAGGACAAAGAGAAGCGGCTGCGGTCGCTCGAAAAGAAACAGTGGGCTCATTCAACGGTAGTGGCGCTGTTCGCCGCCGTGCTGGCCAAATTCGGCATCCCGATCATCGGGCAGCATTAGCGATCTTCGGTCCACGCCTTCACCATCGCCGTGTAGCGCATCCTCATCTTCTCTCGATTGACGGTGAGAGCGCTGCCCTTGATGTCTTGCCACGCTGCTGTTGGGATCAGGCCAGCGGCAATCATTTTCTCGGTCGGCTCCTTCGGCACGATGACGTAGCCGGCCTGGTCTAAGCCGTCGATTATCGAGTGAATCTCGCCGCTGCACAACGCGAGCGCCGCTCTCACCGGGTCTTTCTCGGTTGATCGAAGCATCGCGCTTTCTACCACGAATTCCCGCCCAACCTCTAGGGCCTCCCTCACCTAGCGAGACTTGCCGGGTGCTTCCGCACGCGTGAGCGACATCACGCACCGAGCCGCCGTCGGACTTTCCGGGCGCTTCCGCAACGCCATCACGCGACAGGGGATGACATGACCACGAATAGCGAAGGCTCACAGCCCAATCCGGGCGATCAACTTGGACCCGACGCCGCAGCGATCGCTGCCGCAGCCGCAGCCGCGGCCGCACAGCAGCAGGAGCCCGCGGAGCCGGAACCCGCCGTTGACATCGATCAGGCAGAAGTCGACGCCGCCAAAGCCGCAGCAGAAGCCGAGAAGGCTGCAGGCGGACGCGACGGGACTATTGCAGTCGATACCGGAACGACAGGCCAGCAACAGCCAGCCAAGCCGCAGGATCAGCAGCAGCAACCCGCCGGGCAGCAACAGCAGCCCGCCGGCGACGCGGTGATGATCCCAAAAGCCCGGTTGGATGAAGCGCTTGCCAGGGGCGACAAGCTCGGAGCCGAAGCCTCTTATTGGAAGGGAGTTGCCGACGCACGCGCAGCCCAACAGCAGCAGCCCCAAGGCGGGCAGCAGCAGCAACCTGGTGTGCAGCAGCAGCAACAGCCGACCACCGAGCAGCGGCTCGCCGCGATCCAGGCCGAACAGGATGCTCTCGCCAAGAAATTCGACGACGGCGAGATCACCATGTCCGACCTCACGCGGCAGCAGCGCGAGCTCAACAACCGCGAGCAGGCCATCCGCGAGGAAGTCCTGACCGCGAAGTTGAGGCCCGCCGATACCAGGCCCGATCAGAACGCCGTCGACAACACGCTCTATCTCGACACGCTCACGGCGCAGATCGAAGTCGAACACCCATGGGTGGCAGTCATCGACCAAACCGTCGGCGACAAGTCACCCGAGTGGAGAATGATCAAGGAACGCGCCATCGAGAACCTCGTTGCGCGCGGCATTGACCCCACGAAGAAGGGTACCGGGCAGTACGAGCTCCGCAAGGAGTTCGCCACGCTCGCGGATCAGCTTGGGCCGGCTCTTATCGGCGATCGCGCCAAGGCCAAAGGCATCGCTATTCCAGGTCAAGCACCGTCGCAAGGCGGGCAACAGCAGCAGCAACCAGCACTCTCCCCGCAGGCAAAAGCCCGCGCGGCCGCGCTGGCGAAAGCAGAGGGCGCTCCGCCAAATCTGCAACGCATGAGTGGCGTTGCCGATGACGGCACCGGCGTTCCCACCGACTCCCGTCTCGAACACATGACCGACGACGAGATCGGCGCTTTGCCCGACGCCACACGAAGAAGACTTCTCGGCACCATAGGTTAACCTCAGAGGCAAGTGTTATGGCAGTAACCGACTTCGGCGCACTGACCGCGGCGCAAAAGCGCGTTTGGGCAGCCGAGATCTGGAAGGCGGGGCGCGACGCTTCGTTCTTCTTCGCAAACGGCTTCATCGGCACGTCCGATAGCGACATGAACTCCGTCATCCAGCGGGTCACGAAGCTTTCGGAAACCGAGCGCGGCCTCGAATGCGTCATGCAGCTCGTGCTCGACCTGCAGAGCGACGGTGTGGTCGGCGACAACGAATTGGACGGCAACGAAGAGGCGATGGTCAACGATGCACAGACCATCCGCATCGATCAGTTGCGCCAAGGCACCAAGTCGAAGGGCGAGATGGCCGAGCAGGCCACCGTCGTCCGGTTCCGCGAGCAGTCCAAGGACAAGCTCTCGTTCTGGCTTTCCGACAAGCTCGACGAGCTGATGTTCCTCACGCTGTCCGGCGTGTCGTATGCGTACACGTACAACGGTGCGACCCGCGTCAACAGCCAGCTTCCGTCGTTGAGCTTCGCCGGCGACGTCGTGGCGCCGTCCGCGAACCGCGTCCAGTATGCCGGCACGGCGACCAGCACCGCAACCTTGACGACCGCCAACACCATGAATTGGGCGACCATCGTCGAGGCCGGCACGCTCGCCGAGACAAAGCGGCTGCGCCCGATCCGCTCTGGCGGTCGCAATTACCACTGCATGGTGGTGCACCCGCGGCAGCGTCGCGACCTGGTGCTCGACCCGACCTACCAGACCATCCTGCGCACGGCGGAAAAGCCCGGCAGCAAGCACCCGCTGTTCACCGGCGCGATCGCCACCGTGGACGGCAAGGTGATCCACTCCCACAACAAGGTCTACAACACGTCGGGCCTGGCTTCCGGCTCGAAGTGGGGATCGGGTGGCACGGTCGACGGCGCGCAGGCGCTGTTGCTTGGCGCCCAGGCCGGCGGTCTCGCCACCACTGGCTCGATGTTCTGGCGGGAATCGGATCACACCGATTACAAAAACCGCCCCGGCATCGGCATCGGCCGCAAGATCGGCATGCTCAAGCCGCAGTTCCTGTCGACCTACGACGACACGACCGGCACCACGACCCCGACGCGCCAGGACTTCGGCGTGATCTCGGTCTACACCGCGGCCGCGGCGTAACGCGGACTTCAACACAACGGAAGCCGGCGGTCTCGATCACGTCGCGCGCAAGCGCGAATGACGCGCGTCGGCTTCTCCCCCTTAAATTCCCCAAACTAAGGATCGTCGCGTTATGACCAACACTCCCGGCTATAACCACTACAAAATCCAGCTCAAGGATTCGGTGACGGGCGCTTCCCTCACCGCTTCCGGTGGCACCGTCTTTGTCGCCATCGCTGGCACGTCGCAGAAGGAAACGCTGACCGACAAGTTCGGCAACAGCGTTGCCAATCCGATCCTGATGACCGCCGGTCTGATGGATTTCTGCATCCCGCTCTCGCACTTGACCGTCGATCTCTACATTCAGACCGCCGGCGGTCACTTCGAGGTTGTCAAAGGCATCGGGCCTTCCGGCAACAACGAGTATCCGATCGACACGGAGCAGAAGCGGCAAACCTATGTAATCCCGTTCAACATCGCGGATTGCGTGGCTGCCACCGAGAAGGACACCGGCTTCGTCCTGCCGGCGCACGCCTTTGTGCTCGATCGACTGCACGGCTGCGGAGTGAACGTCACGACAGCCGAGACCGCCGGCGCCAAGACGCTGACCGCTGGCACCTTGTCATCGCAGTCGGGCGGCGTGGCCGCGGGCTTCATCAACGGTTCCTCGACCGCATCGCTCGGCCTCGTCATCGGCACCAACGGCTCGCTGTTCTCGAGCAACGCGCCGTATCCGACCGACGAATATACGGCCAAGAACATCAGCTACACGCTGGTGACGGCCTCGGTCGCCGCTGCGGGCTTCCTCATTCTGCCGGTGCAATTGGTCTAATCCGGCCGGCTTGACGAAAAAGAAACGGCCGGGCGGTAGCGTCCGGCCGTCTTCGCTCCACCATTCCACCAGGGGGAAACCGCCATGGAAGCTACCGGCCTTGCCGCCCTTGAGGCTGACCCTGCCATTGCCGACTTCGAGGCACGGCACCCGCAGCCGGACCCGCAGCCGGACCCGCAGCCGGACCCGCCGATCGCCGAAACCGCGGTGCCGGCGCGAAAGCCTCGCATTCCGGAGACGCTTTTCGTCCTCGACACCACGGCGAAGCCGGGCAAAGGCCCGCGCGAGCACGAAATGATCGTCGACGGCCTGGTCAAGCCATTCAAGTTCGAGCCGGGCATCCCCCTCGAGCTGCCGCTCGCGGTTGCCATCAAGTTCCTGCGCCACGACGATTTCAAGCGCACGAACGCCAAAGGCGACTTGCTTCCCTATCACCGCAAGCCGAGGCAGCCCGACGAATTGAAGGCGGGCGAGCGGTTCACGCTCAAGGATCACGAGACCATTGCACGCTACAGCGAGCTCACCGATATGGCGTTGCTGCAGCGCGCGCTCGAACTGCCGCGCGGGGAAATGATCCCCGACAAGCAGGACCGCGAGGCGCTGATCGCCTTCATCACCAAGGCCGAGATCGAGAAGCGCAAGGCCAATGCCGCCAAGCAGGGCGATCTGGTCGAGGGCGGCTTCGTCCCCGAGGCCGAAGTGACCGAAGAAGATTAAGCACCGATGAGCGCCGTCCTGCCCGCCGTCACCATCTGCGAGCGGGCGCTGCGAGCTATTGGCGCGTTCCCGGTTACCGAGTCGGCCGCCGACGGCGAGCAACTGCGCGAGGCCATGACCTGGCTCGACCTCATCATGGCGGAGCAGGCCGGCGCGACGCGGCTGTGGTTTCTTGTGCCGGCCACGCTCTCGCTTACGCTCACCAACGGTACGTCAGTCTATAATCTCGACCAGGCGCTCGGTGCCAATCTGCCGATCGATCAAATCCAGTTTCCGGTCGAGGCACTCCTGCAATATCCGTCCGGGCGGCAAGAGCCGCTCCCGATCGTTAACCGGGATGCCTTCCAGGCGATCGAGGAAAAGACTGCTCACGGCCCGCCGCGCCTCATCTACATCGATCGTCTGCCAATTCCGACACTTACCACCTGGCCGACACCGCCATCGACCGATCCGAATACCTGGATCATCAAGCTCGACGTGCAGACCTACGCGCCGAACGTGGCGCCGGCCGGCGTGACGGGAACGCAGCCGCAAGGCTCGATCCAGACCAATTTTCGCCAGGCGTGGCAGCGCTGGCTGATCGTGCAGCTCGCCCACGATCTCGGCTCCGGCCCGATCTTCAAGTTGCCGGAGACTTCGCTCAATCGCTTCGGCAAGATGGCGTCAACCGCCAAGCTGGCGCTCGAGTCCTTCGAGAACCGCGAGCACCAGACGACGCCGCCGGTGGGCGAGGCCTGGGACGGCGAGGACGGCGACTATTACGAACACAGCCATCGGTACAGGGGATAAGCCATGGCGTCGTTCCTCGGCTGCATCCCCGACTTCATGCTCGCGAACCCGCTCTATATCGGCGCCACGGTTTCATTCTTCACGGTCAACGCCAACGGCACGCCGACCACGACGCTGGCCACGCTCTATACCGATCCGACCGGCAACACGACCGCCAGCAATCCGCAGGTCCTCGATAGCGAAGGCAAGTTCGCGGCTCCGGTCTATGCCGGCGTGCCGGTCATCGCGCAAGTCACCGGGCCGAATGTCCCTTCGCACGAGACCGGCGTCATCAACGCGCGCGGCACCTGGCGCGGCGCCTGGACTGCCAACACCGTCTATTTCTCGACCGACTTCGTGCAGGACCCGGTTTCCGGCGACATCTACGCCGCGGCGATGGATTACACCTCGTCGTCGTCGCTGACCACGGACGTAACGGCCGGCGATCTCGTTCTCATCATCGATCAGACCGCACTTGTCTCCGGTGGTGCGGCTCTTGCCATCAAGCTCGCGGTGCAGTGCGCGACGACCGGCAGCAATATCACTCTCTCCGGCCTGCAGACGATCGACGGCCATACGACGCTTGCCGGCGATCGCGTGCTTGTCAAAGATCAATCGAACCCGGCGCAGAACGGCATCTACAATGCTTCCACCGGGGCATGGGCGTATGCGACCGACTGCGACGTATCCGCCAAGATCGGCAACGGCTTCATCGTCTATGCGATGAACGGCACGCTGAACGCCAACCGTGGCTTCCAGGCCAGTATCACCGCGCCGTTCACGCTCGGCTCATCGCCGATCGCGTTCACCGATCTCATCCTGCCGGCGTCCGAAATCGTCATCCAGATTTCGAACGCGCCCGATGCAGTGCTCGGCACCGGCGTCAAAGGCTATATTCCCGTCCCGTTTCCCTGCACCATTACCGGGATGACGTTGCTGGCCGACGTCGCCGGCTCGATCCAAATGGACATTTGGGCCGCGCCGTTTGCGAATTACCCGCCGACCGTCGCGAATTCGATCGTCGGCAGCGACTACCCGACGCTTTCGAGCCAGCAGAGCGCGCAAGATACCACCTTGGCCGGCTGGACCCCCGCGCTCGCCGCCGGAACTGTGCTCGCCTTCAACATCAAAAGCGTAACAGGCATCCATTTTGTGACGCTGACACTCACTGTCGCGAGGACCTAAATGCGATCGATCAACAACGGCGCCGGTTACTTCTTCAATGACGACCGCTGCTCGGGCGGCAAGCTCGATGAGGACGACGTCATCGCCTGCGAGCATCGCGCGCCAGGCTGCACAAGCAACCTGATGAAGAAGTCCGAATGGAAGCTCCAAGGCGGCTTCTGCATGTGCTGCGGGAAACCGCTTTGCCTCAAGTGCTACGAGCGCACCAAGAAATTCGGCTGTGAAGGCCCCGAAGTGAAGCGCTTCGAGCAGGCCATCAACGACGATTACCGCCGATCGCAGAACGCAAAGGTTCTCGGCATCTGAAATTCCGGCTGTGTTGCCGGATAGCCCAAACGCGGAGATGGGCACCCGCACTCGCGCCGTCGTGAAGACGCCGCATTCCCCATGATGGAGCCCCGATATGCCCACCTATACGGTGAACAACGGCGCATTCACGCCGTCGACTTCTCAGGACAACTACACTCTCGACCCGCAGACCGCCGGCGTGTTCGCCAAAGTCGTGGCGGTCGGATGGGGCGGTCGCCTCACTACCTCGACCGGCTACCGCACGCGCTGGACGCGGCCGACTACCGCAGGGTCGTCGACCTTCACCGCGCTCACGCTCGCCTACGGCAACCTGGCTTACAACTCGATGGGCTCGCGCGCCGGCACCTTTGCGACGGCGCCGACGCTCGCCACCGATCCCGCCGGCAACCTGTGGGCCCAGGACTGGAACGCCCAGGGCGGCGTCGGCATGATCGTGTTCCCGCTCGCCAATCCCTGGTGGTTCGCTTACGTCGCGTCCGGCGGCTACGGTCAAATCTCCTGCCGCAACATTGCGGGCACCGACGCCAACGGCTCGACCTATTCGGCCACGGTCGAGGAATAACGGCGGTTAACCTGCCGTTGTGGCAAATCTGGCATGCCCTCCTGGTGCTCATCACCAGGAGGGAACCATGCCAGCCGAACCCAACGCCTCGCTCATTCGCGATCTCAAGCACACCTTGTCGCTCGCCGAGTCGGGCGCCATCACCAATGCGGTGATCGTCGCCGCCGGCGACGATGTGTTTCATCGTCTCTGGAATATCCCGAAGCCCGCCGACTATCCCATGATGATCGGCGAAGTCGGCCTATTCCAACGCGAACTCGAATTCGTCGTGCTTGGCAATCGCACCGAGAAGTTGAACAAGCAGCCTCATCTTGTGGCTCCCGGCCTTGTTCGGGACTGATCGCAAAGAGTGATCCATGCTCGGTCTAAGCGGTCTTGCCCAAACGGCGCTGGCCGCACTGCCGGCGACCGAGCAGCAAGTCACGCCGGTCCCGGTCTTTCGCAATCTGTCGTGGCATCAGCCCTACGCGCTGATCGGGACGCGGGTGTCTTCGCCGATCGGCTCAGTGATCCGTACCGGCGTCAAGAGCTACTTCGTCGTGCCGCAGAAATGCAACATCGTCGGCATGATGCTCGTCGCCGATCAGGTGGGATCGCTCGTCGTCGATATCTACCGCACCAGCTTTGCGCAGTTTCCGCCGACCGAAGGCTCCAGCATCACGTTCGGCAATCGGCCGACGCTATCGAACGCTCAATCCATCGAGGATCGCGCCCTCATCAATTGGAGCACGCCGCTCAATCGAGGCGATGTGCTCGCCATCAACGTCTTGAGTTGCACAACGATCACGAACTTTAGCTTGGTGCTGCTCGTCTAACGCGCCTAGCCGCCTTTCACATCAGGATATAAGCCCATGACCATTGCCGTTCTCGCGGATCGCGCCGGCATGTCGAGCGCCACGACCGGCACCGGCTCGACCATCACGCTCGAAGCCGCGCTCGGCGCGGTGGCGCCGAATGTCTGCTCGTTCCAGGATTTCGGCACAGCCGGCATCACCAACGGGCAAGTCGTCTCGTATCTGATCTTCGACAGCAACGGTAATTTTGAATACGGCCACGCCACTTTCTCGACCAGCGGCCCGAGCTTGACCGGCAGGACGCCGTTGGGGTCGTCGAATGCCGGCGCCGCCATCAGCCTCTCCGGCAATCAGCAGGTGTTTCTCACCGCATTAGCCGAAGACATCGTTACCAACATCGTGGCGGGGACGGGCCTCTCTGGCGGCACGCTCCAGAACGGCGGAACGGTTGCCATTACCAATCCTGTCGTTGCGACTGCACCGACGCATACGATCCTCACTGCCGGCTCTGGCACCTACACGACGCCGGCTGGCGTCAAATGGCTGCGCGTTCGCATGGTTGGCGGCGGTGGCGGGGGCGCTGGTGGAAGCACGACCAGCGGTGGCGCCACAAATGGGGGCACCGGAGGAAATACTACATTCGGTTCATCGTTCCTGGCCGCTAATGGTGGCGCCGGCGGGGCCGCCGGCGGCGGTATGGGAGCCATCGGCGGGACGGCATCGCTTGCTTCTGGGGCAACTGGAATTGCGCTGCAAGGCGGATCGGGCGCCCCTGGTTCGTACACCGGAGCGAGCACTTACTATAACCTCGGTGGTAATGGCGCATCTACTCCCTTCGGCGGCGGCGGCTGCGGCGGTTACGCAGGCCAAGTAGGACAAGCCGCGATTACAAATTCTGGAGCAGGTGGGGGCGGCGGGGGCACAACAAATGCTTCTTCAGCGCCAGGAGGCATTGGCGCTGGCGCGGGCGGCTTCATTGACGCCATTATTGCCTCGCCGTTATCGTCCTACGGTTACGCAGTTGGCGCCTCGGGATCAGCAGGAACCGGAGCACCTGGCAGCGGTTATAACGGCGGCTCTGGCGGCTCAGGCATCATCATCATCGAAGAGCACTACAATTATTAAGTGATCGACTGAGGCCGCCGCCATGCTCGGGTTAACCGGCCTCGGCCAATCAGCGATCGCGGCGTTCGGCCCGAACGGCACGCCGCCCGCGATCGCCGAATTCAACGGCACCTTCCTCATCACTGGCGCGGTGCTCAGCGATCACGCCGCCGAGTATGAGCGCGCAGCCCGCGGCTATCGTTTCTTCCAGGCCGGCGTCCAAGGCCCGAATGTCGCGCCAAACCCGCAAGTTCGCAACATCTTCATCGGGCGACAAGAGCAGCCGTACCACCCCGGCCCGTTCTTCCAGACCGGCATCCAAGGCCCGAACGTCGCCCCGCCTCCGCTCGTTCGCTCAACGATCATCGTCACTCAGGAGCAGCCCAATCATCCAGGCCCGAAGCTCTGGCCTGGCTTCCAGCTCGGCAACGTCGCCCCGCTCTCGGCAGGAAAGTCCTACCTCTTTGTCCCCCAGGAACAGCCGTGGCATCCCCGCCCGTATTTTTGGGTCGCGCCGCCGCCAACACCAAAGCAAATTCCGTTCGAGCAATCGCTGATGTTGCGCCAGGAGCAGCCGTGGCATCCGGGGTCGTTCTTCAATTCGGGCACGATCCCGTTTGATTACGAGGACGTCCAAGTCCTCATCATTTTCTAGTCCACCCTCTAAACCCAGGAGTTGACCATGGAACACATCATCGACGCCGCGATCGGCGGCGGCATCATCGTCGGCGGCTATCTCGTCTACGTCGCTGCCACCAAGGGCGTGCCCGCCGCGTGGGCGAAGGTCAAAGCCTGGTGGACCGCCGGCGAAGTCCGGCTCGCCAAGATCGAGCGCGACATCGCAACGCTGCAGGCCAAGGTCGGCGCGTAAGTGGCTGCTGCTGTTCGGTCTGCTCCTTCTCACCAAACCGGACGGCGGCCCCGTCTGGATCGTCGTTGAGCAAGTCGCTGGCGTGCTTTCCGTCAAGCACGTCGGCGCCACCGATACCGCGATCGTCACGCTCGGCGGCACGTTCTACGTGCGCGAGCCGCCGGAAGAAGTCGCCGCAAAGCTCGGATGGAAGCGATGACGTTTGAGAAAACCAAGGGCCACGTCCGCCGGCATCGCCGGAAATACGCCGTAGGATCGGCGCTGTGGGGCGCTGCCTCCGGCGCTTATGCAATTCTCCCCAACCTCAGCGGGGAGCTCAATCCCTACGTCCTGGCTGTCGCTGTGACCTTCCTCGCCGGCGCGCTCGCGCTCGGCCGTCGCGGAGCCGATACATGAGCGCCGTCCAACAGCATTTTCAGCAGCACGGCAAGAAGTACGCCGGCGGCGCTGTCGCGATGACACTTGCCGCCACGCTCATTTCCCATTGGGAAGGCGAAGATCGGACGGCGAAGCACAACTCCTTCGACCCGCCCGGCATCATCACCGTTTGCGACGGCGTGACCAATTACGATTGGCCGTCGCTCAAGGTCGGGCAGACCTTCACGCATCAGCAATGCCAGGATGCGCTGGCCGACCTGATCCTGCAGTATGCAGCGCCGGTGCAAAAATGCGTGCCCGGCCTTTATCAGATGCCGCCGCACCGGCAGGCCGCGCTTCTCAGCTTCTCCTACAACCTCGGCCCGGCACGCATCTGCAACTCGCAAATCGCGCCGCTGCTCAACGCCGGCAAAGACGCGCAGGCTTGTTCACTCATGAAAGCTTACGTCCGCGCCAACGGCCGCGTCCTGCAAGGTCTCGTCAACCGACGCGACGATCCGGTGTGGGGCGAAGAAGCCTGGTGCATGAGGAACGATTAATGTCTGATCTGTTCGCCGCTTGGCGCGAAGTCGCGCACATCAGCGAGATCACCGGCCTTTCGGTGGGCGCGATCGCGGCACTCATCGCCGCGGCCTATCTCGATCCGACCATTCGCAAATTCGCGATCCGCGTCATCATCCTGCTCGTCATCGGCTACGTCTCCGGCATTTACCTCTATCACCTGGGCGCGAAGGACAAGCAGGCGCAATGGGACGAGGCCAACGCCGCGGCCGACAAGAAGGCGGCGGCGCATGACGCGGCGCTCGGCGCCTCGATCCACGCCACGTACATGGCGCAGCTCGCCGCGCTGCAGAAGCAAGCCGACGAAAACCAGCAACAGGTGACGGAATATGAGCGCACCCTCAAAAGCACTCCTGCTTGCCTGCTTGGCGACGAGCCTCTGCGGTTGCGTCACCACTGAGCAGGGCGCCGTCGGCCTGGCGCGCGCCATTCCGACGCAAACCTGCGAGCTCATCCTCAAAGCCGTGCCGCTGCCGCAGGCCACCGCGACCACCGACGCGCGCGCGGCTTTCATCGAGGACGACGCCGCGCTCTTGACCGCCAACGACCGCATCCGCGCCGGCCGCCACTGCATCGCCGACATCAGGACGGGCTATGCTGCAAAGCGAAAATAGTTTTCACACCGCCTGGCAGAAACGCCGCAAGGCGCGGCTGCGCAACGAGCGCATCAAGCGCTACGCCGGCATCATTCTCTCAATCGCCATGGCGTTTGCCCTGATGTGGGCCCTGGCGAGGGTTGCAATCGCCGGCGACCCGACCGGCAAGTGGGCAGACCTCATCGCCAAAGGCAAAGCGCCGCCGGCGCAGTGGTGGAACGGGCTCGCGAGCGGCAAGGGCTTGTGTTGCTCGTTCGCCGACGGCGTCGCGATCGAGGATGTCGAATGGGATACCGGAGGTCCCGGCGGTCAGTACCGCGTGTGGCTGCATAGCGCCTGGTACTTGGTTCCCGAAACCGCCCTGGTGACCGAGCCGAACAGATACGGCCCTGCCGTCGTGTGGCCGTATGAGGACGTCGACGGCAGCACGCGAATCCGCTGCTTCCTGCCGGGCGCAGGGGCGTAAGCAATGCCTTCCGTCCGGCTCGCCGATTTTGACACTTGGCGGCCGGGTTACGGCTTCGCCACGGTGAGCGTCCTGCAGGCGAATACTACAGTGCTTGCCTCAATCTATACCGACGAAGCACTGACGCAGCCCGCGGCCAATCCGCAGACGCTGCTGCAGATGACCTCCAACGGCATCTCCTACGGCAAGTGGGCCGTGCCGCTCTATGTCGGCGTGCCTTACACGCTGCAGATCAATACCGTCGACGAAACCGGCGTGATCGAGGTTCCGCTTACGACGTTGATCGGCGAGGATGCTTCGGAGGCGACGGTCATCCCGACCGGAGCGTCGGTCGCCGGCAATCTCGACGACATACTCGCCCGCCGCATCGACGTGCGCGATTACGGCACCTTCATCGCGGTAGGGCAGAACAATGCCTCCGCGATCACCAACAACGACACGATCACCGAAGCACTCGGTGTCGCCGGCGCCGCCGGCGGCGGTTATGTCGAGTGTCCGGCCGGCACCTATCAATTCACGACACTGACCATTCCGGAAGGCGTGGTGCTCCGCGGCCAGGGCCAAGGTGCCACCACCCTGCAATCGACCGAGGAAGGGCAGGTTATCACGCTCGCCGGCGACACCGCGGGTTTCGAGCGCATCACGATCGACGGCGTGAACCAAGTCACCGACTCGATCGGTGTCTTCGGCGCCAACATCAACTTCGTTCACATAAACGATGTGATGATCAAGCGGTTCGATATCGGCCTGCGGCGCTACGGCGGCACCGGATCGCATTGGTACGACCTGTCCCTTTCCGACTGTTCGACTGCCGGCTATCAGTGCCACGGCTATAGCGACAACGGCCTGGGCGGCACAATCACCGAGGAAACCTGGGACGGCGGCAAGGTCACACTGTGCGCCGGCATCGGCATCGATATCCGATTTGTCGACTCGACCGTCGCGCAACTGCAGTTCTCCGGCATCGGTTTCGATACCAATACCGGCACGGCGGTGTCGATCATCGGCGGCCAGCAGATCAAGTTCGACGAGACTTGCTGGTGGAACGGCAACACCGACAATATCCTGATCGACGACGCCGGCCCGACGTCCTCGACGCAAGGGCAGAACTCGATCGGCATCGAGTTTCACGATGGCTCGTTCGGTCCGGCGATCGCCCCGATTGCCGCCTCCGGGCAGACCGCGGCGCAGCCGGCGACCAATTCGACCATCACGCTCAACAATACCCTGGAGTCGGTGGCCTTCCGGCGCTGCGACTTTGCCTATGTCACGATCGATATCAACTCGCCGTCGAATAACGTGCTGGCGCAGGATTGCCGGGAAATCACCGGCATGGCGTTCGGCGGCAACTCGCCGCAAGCCTGGAACCGGGCCAAGACGTTCAACCGCGGGGAAAGCTCCGGGCTGACCACCGGCAACGCCGCAACCATCGCTTGGGCGCTCGAGCTGCAACCCGGCGTCGCCGTCTATCTCGAAGCCAAAATCATCGGCCGCTCGCGATCGAGCACCGATACCGGGTTTTTCCATATCGCCGTATCGGCGCATCGTCCGGGATCGACGTTGCTCTACGATGCCGCAACCGGCGCATTTGCCGCCGGCAACATCGTCACCGGACAGACCTCGGGTGCCAGTGCCCGCATCATCAACGTCGCCGCGACCGGATCGAGCGGCACGCTGACGCTGCAGGACATCGACGGCACTTTCCTCAATAACGAGCTCATCACCGACACAAATACCGGATCGGCCAACGCCAACGGCACGACCACCAACCAGAATTGCGTGCTGATCGGCTCCGTCACGTCGCTTCGTCCGGCACAACTGACCGACACCAATTGGGCCGCGACCTTCGTCGCAGCCGGTCCCGAAATCCAAATCCAGGTCACCGGGGACGCGTCGATGAATGTCGAGTGGACCGTCGACGTTGACCAGGTATTCGGCTAATGCCGACCGCGCTTCGCGGCGGAGCCGAGCAGTGGGTCCCGCTGCCGCTCGACAAGCCGCTATTTGCCAACCTCGATCCCGACGCGGTGGTCAACCGTCAGACCGCGATCGAGAACGGCTTCATCAATGAGTTCGGCGGCCATACCCGGTTTCCTGGCCTAGTCGAGTTCTGCACGCTGGCCGACAACGGCCGCGTCTATCTCTACGACTTCATGGGCGATTTGCTCGCCGCGACCAGCAAGGGCCAGGCCTACCGCATCGCGCAGAACGGCAAGGTGACGAACGTCACCAACGTGCCGATCACTGGCGGCCGCCGCGTCATTTTCGCCAAGAACAACCAGGAATCGTTCATGGCGGCGGGTGGGCAGATCATCCGGCTGCGCTCGACCAAGACCGAAGTATTGAGCCCGAACGCGCCGCTGTCGAGCCACATCGCGGTTATCGACAACATGGTGGTCGCGGTCGCGATCAACTCGCAGCTTTGGTACTACTGCAATCCCGGCTATCCCGATCAATGGCCGGCGCTCAATACCTTCTCGGCGGACTCGAGCCCCGACAATGCCTCCGCCTTCATCATCGATGATTTCCGGGATCTGCTGTTCTGCGGATTGACGGCGATCGAGCAGTGGCAGCGGGTGCCGACCGGCAACACGCCGTTCTACCGGCAATGGGCGATCGGCGAGGGTGTCAAGGTCCCTTACGCGCTCTTGTCCGCCGACAATGCGGTGTGGACGATCAACAAGCGATCAGAGTTTGTGAAGATAAGCCAGCAAATCACGGCGTCGATGTCGAACGATATCGGCAAGATCCTGGAAAGGATCGATGATTGGACCGACGCCTGGCTCGGCGGCTACCCCAACAGCCCCTGTCACGTCATTGGCCAAAAGTTCATGATCCTGCAGATGCCGAACGCATCGAATGCGTACGGCACCAAGGGCGTGACCCTGCTCTACGACTATCGCAACAAGCGCTGGTCGACGCTTTATGGGTGGGACCCTAAAACCGGAACGCCGATGCGCTGGCCCGGCTGGTCGCACTGGCGGCTGTGGGATCAGGTCTTCGTCGGCGGCGAGGGCAAGATCTACAGGTTCACCACCGATACTTACACCAACGACGGCGTGATCTCGCGCTGGCTCACTCGAACCTCGCACATCGCCGACGGCAATCAGTTCCAGATCCGGGATTTCCGGCTGCAGCTTAAACGCGGCGTCGGCGGTTCGGCCACGGCTCCTACCATCCTGGTGCGCTGCTCGCGCGATGCCAGGCCGTTCGGCCCCTGGATCAAGCGCGATCTCGGCGTTGCCGGCGACCGCATCCAGTTCAAGAACTTCGGCCCGTTCGGCACTGCCACGACCTTCATGTTCGAGATCTCGTCGGCCGACGACACGCCGATCGATCTCATCAAGGCCGAATGTAAGGGCGTGCAGATCGGCCACTGATGAGCAGCACCGACACCACGACCGACGCAAACTCAGGTCCCAACCAGCAGACTACCGGCGCGATCGTTCCGCCGCCGCCGCGAATGACCGGCAATGCCGAAGTCGACATGTATTCGCTGGTTAATTGGATGTGGGATTTCTATTCGGCGACCGTCATCGAGACCGGTCTGCTCAATCCGACCACGCAATCGACCGCGGCGTCTTGGGACCCGAATAACCTGCCCAACCCGTCATCCACCACGATCGCCAGCGCGCAGCAGACGGCGAACCTGGCATGGCGGTTCGCGACGCTGATCAACAATTCGCTGACCTACCCCGTCACGCCGCCAACGCCTTGAGCGCTTAAATGGCCATTGAACAGCCGAGCAATCCAAACACCGGCGGCACCGGGATAACCGGCAGCAACGCCTCGGAAGTGGACGCGCCGCAATTTGTCGGCGGCGAAGTCAATCCGACGCTCGGCACCGATATTCCGTCGAACGCCAATCAGGCGGCAGTGGCGCCGACCCCGCAATCGCAAGCGAGCGGGCCATCCACGACGCCGCAGACCAGTGCGCCATCGTCCGAAATTTCCGCGTCGACCATTCCAACGCCAGCCACTCCGACAACCTCATTGGCCAGCGTCAGTGCAACCCCGGCGACTTCCTCGACGAGTTCGCTGGACAGCGATTTGCTGCTTGGCGGCGCGGGTCTCTTGGCCGCGGCACCCACAATCTCGAATGCGTTGGGTGGTACTGCGGGCGTCGGCTCGACGCTTTCAAGAATTCTTGGCGGCGGCGCTTCCACGACACCGATCGATGCGACCGTCCTCAATGCCAATGCGGGCTCGGCAGCGGCAACTTCGAATATCGCGGCGGCAAGCGCGCCCGGAGCCGCATTGCCAGGCGGGATCGACGCCGCTGCTGGCGCCCCACTCGATCTTGCTGCAACAGCCGCCGCTCCTGCCGCCGCCGAGGCTGCGGCTCCTGCCGCCACCGTTGCCGCCACGACCGCCGTCGACGCTGGCGTCCCGGCAGCCGCCGATCTTGCTGCAACAGCCGCCGCTCCTGCCGCCGCCGATGTTGCAGCGGCTGTTGCTCCCGCTGTTGCCGATGTCGCCGCACCGGCAGCCGCGGCGAGCGGTGGCTTTCTCGATTTCCTCGCCGGCCTGTTCGCGTTCCTTTGACCACGCACCTGAAAGGTTAAGTCATGCCGTTTCCCAATCAGCAGCCCGCCAATCCGCCGCCGACGATGCAGCGGCAACCGCAAGGCGGCGGTGCTCCGCCTCCGCCTGCGCCGCGACCGCCGCAAGCCGGGCCGGCCGGCGGGCCTCCGGCTGGTGGTCCTCCCGGCGGTCAACCGCAGGGCGCCGCTCCTGGCGGCGTGCGCGTGCCACCGCAGTTCCAGCGCTTCATCGATCCAAACAACAAATTGCAGGCGCTTCTCCTGCAGCGCATCGATCAGTTGCCGCAACAGTCCGCACAGGCGCTCTACGCCATGGAGCCGGCCGAGCTCATGGTGTTCAAGGCAATCCTGCCGGAAGTAGGCTTCATGTTCGACGCCATCATCCAGATGAAGCAAAAACAGCAGGGCGGCGGCGGGCAGCCGGGCGGCCAGCAGCCAGGCGGGCAGGACGCACCCGGCCAGCAGAACGGCCAGCAGCCAGGCGCTCCCGGCGCCGGACCTGGCGCCGGACCTGGCCCGAGCGGTCCCGGCCCGAGCAACGCCGGTGGACCGCCGCGGCCGCAGACCGGGCTCTCCAATCTCTGAGCTCCGGTAAGATACCAGCAGGTACATAGTCATGTGGGCACTTCTCGCGCCGGCGCTCGCGGTCGCAGGCGCCGTCATTGGCATGACGGCCAACACCAACGCGAGCAATACCGCTGTCAGCTCGATCGCCGCCGGCGAGAACGCCGCGATCAATACCATCACCGCCGGAAACACCACGGCGGAGAATACGGTCGCGACAGCGGCAACGGGCGCCGTCAATACGATCCTGTCCGGCACAAACACCGCCGTGCAGCAATTGGAGCAGGGCCAAAGCACAGCCGACCAGGTCTATCAGACCTACGCTGCCAATGAAGCGGCACAGAACGCAGCAGGCCCGCAGTATCTGCAGAAAGTCGTTGCGACGTCGGATCAGCTCACTCCGGCGCAGGCCGAGCAGCTCAATCTCAGTCGTCAATCTCTCGACAATCAACTGCACGGCTCGGACTTCGCCGGCTCCGGCCAAACCGCGGCCGCATTGTTCAAGAGCAGCGAAAACGATTTCACCAACACGGCGCTGCAGAACAACCGGCAGAACGCAATCCAGGCGGCCACGGCGCTGAACTCGAACGCCAACAGCGCGGCGACGACGGCGGCGACCGGAGAGGCCAGCACCGCGACCGGCACGGCCTCCAGCATCGCCAACACGATCAGCAGCGGATCAAACGCGGTGGCCAACGTCACCACCAATGCCGGCAACACGATCGGCGGCATCCAGAGCAATACCGCCAACACCGAAGGCACCATCCAAAACACCGCCTCGACCAGCGAGGGGCAGATCGAAGCCAACGCGGGCCTTGCCGATGCGAACCTCACCGGCCAGGCGATCGGCACCATCGGCTCATCGATCGCCCAAGCGAACAAGGCGGCGCCGTCCGGCAATGTCGTGGTCAACGTGCCGAGCACGTCGACGACAAACCTCAACAACGTCAACGCCGGGTAATCGGCATGGATATCAATTTCATCACGTCGAACCCGACGATCGACGAATACAATCGCGCCAACAAGCTCGCCGACGCCGAGACGGCGCAGGACCTCAAAAACAAGCTAACCGTTGCCGACACCAACAAAACCAATTTCGAGACGCAGCAAGCGCAGCAGCAGGCACCGACCAAGCTGCGATTCATGAACGCGACAGCGGATACCCAAGTCGCCAGAGCTCAAACGGAGCAAGCGCAAGCGCCCTACGCCGGGCCGCAAGCGGCCGCACAGCTTCAGCAGACCCGCGCGCAGATCTCCGAAATGAACGCGCGGACCGCAAGCATCCACATGAATGCGTTCTCGAAGGAGCTCGAGCTGCTCGACGCCGGCGACGTCGATGGCGCCAAGCGCCTGGCGGCAAGCGTCGGCGACACCATCCCGGATGGCATAATCCAAAGCTCGCAGGCGCGCGCGGCGCTCAAGAACGTCACCGCGACGGCGCAGCAGCTCTATCCCGGACGGCCGAAGGATCAGATGGCGTACATCACCGCGCACATCGCCGAGCTCGGCAACCAGCAGCAGCAAGGCAAGACGATCAATCCGGCGACCGCGCCTTATACGCAGCCTGCCGGCGCGCCGGTGCCGCAGGAAACCAACGCCACGGAAAAGTCCGGCGAGACGGAGCGCATCGCGGAGCAAATCCGCGCCGAAGCCGCGAAAAACGGCAAGCCGATGACTTATGCCGAATCCATTGCGCTGGCCCACAAGGCTCCGCAAAACGACGAGATGCGCAAGGAGAGCTTGGCGCAAAAGGCCGCCATGGCCGATCCCGCTTATCGCGGTAATCCCGAACCGACGCTGGCAAAATGGCGGCAGTATTACGGCGTGCAGGGTGGCGCACCCGCGCCAGGCGCAGCGCCGGCGCCGCTTCCGCCGCGTCCGCCCAATGTCCCGGTCGGCTCTGCATACTCGGCAAGCCGCAATATGTGGAAACTCCCCGACGGAACGCTGGTCGGCGCCGACGGCAAGCCCGCACAGGCCGCGGCACCGGCCCCGCAGGCGGCCGCAGCTCCAGCGGTGCAATATCCCACTCTCCCGCAATCGCAGTAAGCCGCCATGGCGGAAGTCGATGATTGGATTGTCGATGACGGCAAGCCCCAGGATTGGGTAACGCCGCCGCAAAATCTGCACGACAAGATCGGTGCACGCGATCCGCTGAATGTCGCGCCGGGCACACCTGGCGCACGCGTGCTCGAGGCGGCAGGCCGCGGCGCCAAGGAAGGCTTCGGCGATGAGCCGCTCGGCATCGTCGGCGGATCAAAAACCGATAAAGAGCTCGCCAAGCTCGGCATCTTCCATGACGGCGACAAGGGCTACGTCGGCCCGATCGGCGCCGTGCAGTTGCTCAATGAAGCAATCTTGCGGCCGACCGCCGCCAGCGTCGATGCGTTCTTCCGCGCACTGAGCGGCGGCGTCTATGGCGTTGCCGCCGGCGCCGGCCAGGTCGCACAGGAGCTCGGGCAAAGTCCGGAGCAAGCAGCGAAGCTCTCGCGCGATGTGCTCACCGGCGAAGACCTTGCGCTTATGTCGCACGTCCCGGAGCGCCAGCTCCTGCAGGCCGGGCGCAGCGCGGGCTCACCGGCTTATGCGCCGGTGCAATCGTCGCCTAGCGAAGTCGAGGCGTTTCTCGGCCGCGCCCGCGGCATGCAAGCGCGCAAGGAAGTCGATGACTTTCTCCGCGAGCAAGAAGCCCGCAGAGCAGCACAGCCAGCGCCCGCCGGCACACCGCAACTACCCCCTCCCTCCGAGGGTGCGCCATCTGCCCCGGCAGCGGCGCAACCTCCGAACGCGCCCGCGCCGGAAGCTCCGGCAGCCCCGGTTGCGGGCGCGCGCCCCATCGATGAGAGCTTTCCGAACCTCGACGAGCCGACGCGAGCATCGCCGGCGCCCGTCGACGATTGGATCATCCCGCAGGAGACGCCCAATGATCGTCAAGTCGGGCCAGGGCTACCAGGTCAAGTCGGAGCACGGCAAGAACCTCAGCCGGCCGGGCCTGTCGAAAGCGCAGGCGGAGCACCGGCTCAAGCAGGTGGAATACTTCAAGCACCTCAAGGAGCACCGGCGGCCGAAAACGTCGCTCGCCCGAATGTAGCGCCGCCTTCGCTCCAAGAACTGTTTGCAGATCCGCGCACCGCGGATCAGATGAGGGCCGATCGCGCGGCGGAACGTGGCAGGATCGAAGCGGTTGGACAGCGCGGCGCCCTCGACGCCGGTCAAAACGTCACTACGACACCTGATGTCATAGCGCTCGGTCCGCCGGCGCCGGCGCCCGCCACCACCACTCAAACGGTTGTTAACGACCAACCGCCCGCCGCCCGCCCGACTTCCCTCCAAGAGCTATTCGCCGATCCGCGCTCGGCCGACGAGATCCGGGCGGAGATCGAGGCGGCGAAGAGATGGCAGCCAACCGCCGATTGGCAGGAAGTTCCGCAAATTCCGGGCGGGTATCACAATCCTGTTATGTCCGGCCTCGAAACCCGCACCGAGGACGGCAAGACCTTCGCGCGGATCCCGCCGCCTCCGCCCACACCCGGCACCCCGGAGGCTCCGGTCGAGCTAACCGGTCCCGCCGACGTGCACCATGGCGCCGCGATCACCGCGGAGCCCACCCCCGCCCAGGCCGAAGCCGGCAATTACCGCAAGCGCCACGTCACCTGGAACGGCCTCGACATTGCGATCGAGACCGAGGCGGGGCAAGAACGCACCGGCATCGGGCCGAATAACGCGCCCTGGTCGGTGACGCTGCAGCACCCCTACGGCTACATCAAGCGGACCGAAGGTGCAGACGGCGAGCAAGTCGACGTCTATCTCGGCCCTCATCCCCAATCCCCCCACGTCTATATCGTCGATCAGATCGACCCGGCGACGGGCGCGTTCGACGAGCACAAGGCCCTGATCGGGTTTCCCGACGAGGTCAGCGCGCGCGCCGCCTATGCCGCGGGCTTTTCCGACAATCTCGGCCCGGCGCGCCTGGGCGCCCTGCGCGCGGTCACTGTGCCCGAGTTCAAGACCTGGCTGCATAGGGGCGACCTCACCAAGCCCACCGCGTACAGCGACCCTGTAGAGGCGGCGCGGGCCCTTGCAAAAGAGCACGGACTGAACGCCACCGACGCCGAGATCGAGGCAGCGGCCCGCTCGGCAAAGGACAACAATGCTGACCTATTAGACGAATTGGTCTCCACGATCGAGCACGCCGCTATTGTCGAGGAAGCCGATTCGCCCGATAGTATCCAGCGCCAAGAGGCGGCACATGCACCTGTCACCGCAGACACGAGTGGAATTGGCAAAGAGCCTGCGCAAGCAGGCGAACAAGCCGGGCGTGCCGGTGCGCAAGAAATTGAACAAGCGCCGGCTGTCGTCGAACCTCATGGCAATGAACGCGATCAAGCTGCAGAGCCGGTAAAGAAACCGCCGACCCCGCAAGTCCCCGCCGAGCCGGGCACGAAGTACGTCCTCCCGTCATTCGTCACCAATCAGTACGTGACCAAGAAGCCCACGCGCGGCGGCAAAGAGCCGAGCGATTGGACCGAGATCGGCAAGAACGAGATAGGCCAAACGCTCTACGAGGATCAGCGCGGCGTTCGCTCGTACATCGAGAACGGCGTGCGGACCACCGAGGCGGTTCCGATCCGGCCCACGCGCGCCGGCGTCGAAGTGGAGAAGCCCGAGCACAAGGACGAATGGCGGCTCGCGTCGGAAACGACAAAACCGGCGACAAATATTCCTGAAAATATAACCGAGCCCGCTCTTGAACCGATCGAGCCCTACGTCGGCACGGCCGCGCCCACCGCTCGCGATCTCATCAAACTCGCCAACACCAAGATGAACGATGCACAGCGCGCGGATGCGCGCCGCTACATCGAACGTATGATGGAGCAGATGGAAGCCGAAGGCCGCAAGATCGCCGAGCATTGTCTCGAAACGGCCGGCAAGTTTTCGCTGCGGGGATGAGACAATGGGCCAGCTAGATAATTTTGCCGCGGCCGTGCAGGCGATGCAGCTCACGCCGCAGGAGCAGGCGCTTTATCAGCGGCATTTGCAAAATCTCTACGGACCTGGCGGCGTGACCAATCCAGATGGTTCGCGTTCAACGCTCTATCAAATGTCGACCGAGATCAACGGGCGCGTCTACAATCTGCCCACCGTCTATGACGGCAAAATTCTCAGTCCGCCGGACGCCATGCAGCGCGCGCAGGCGCAGGGCCTAAACAACTTTCCGTCCTATGGGAGTGAGCAAGAAGCCGAAGCGCGCTACCAGCAGATGCACCAATTCATGGAAAAGGACACGGCTGCGTATCTCGCGCAGCAGAAGACCGCGCAGCCGGCTGCTGCTCCTACGACAGCGACCCCACCACCGGCTGCGCCCACCACACGCCTGCAAGGCATGAACGCTCAATAACTTCGGGGCTAACACGTCACGTCGAATAGCTGCCGGTGTGCGCAGTGCAAGCAACCATACTCGCACTCCCACACTCGATCGTGGTGCGCTCGAACGCTAGGCCACGCTGCGACTATCCTCATGGGGCCGCCGCACGCGGCACACTCGCGCACCAAAGGTTGGGCGGCTTCATCAGGCAACACGCGACGATCTACGCGACGATCTGCTTGCTGCAGTGACATGGCAGTCTCCCTCTTGTGAGAGACGCCTCCCCGTTGTCGCACCCGACAATAGAACCCTCGCTGGCGGAAAACTGAGCAAAACGATACACCCCGCCTGTACGGGGCCGGTTTGACCTAAATCAACGCACCCAAGCATCAAAATAAGGCGGCCGGGAATGATTCAACGCAACCAAGCGTGGAAGCAGCGGCGCCGTCCGCAGCGCGATCGGCACGAGTTTGAAGCCCTCGGGCTCCGCATGTTCTTCCGCGGCATCGCGCTCCACGGCGATCTACCCGAGTTGGAATGGCGGGATTTCCTCGTGAAAGCCGCGGAAGCCATGGGCATGACGCCAGTGGCGAGCGCCGCCTCCTGGCAATACCCGCTCGCCGGCGCCGGCGGCAGCGGCTTCACCATCGTGCAGCCGATCACCGAGAGCTTTCTCGCGCTCGACACCTGGCCCGATCACAGCGGCGCCTACCTCTTTATTTGCTCCTGCAAGCCGTTCGCGCCGGACTGTCTGCGCCAGGTCCTCGAAAATTTCCGTCTGAAACAAGGGCAAGCCATCGGCGCGCCCGATATGCTGAGGCTCGCCTAACATGACCGATTTCAGGTCCAAAACTTGCCTGGTTTACGACAACGGCCTGTTCGTAGAATTTGCGCGCGAGCTCGCCAAGGACTTCGGCAAAGTCCTCTACTACGTGCCATGGCAGTCAGGCTTTCCAAAATCCAACATCATGCTGATCGGGCAGGGCATCCCGAACATCCGCCGCGTCGACAGCTTCTGGAACATCCTCGACGAGATCGACCTGTTCGTCTTTCCCGACGTGTACGAGGGGCCGCTGCAGGTTCACCTGCAGGGCCTCGGCAAGCGGGTATGGGGCGGCAGGATGGGTGAGGACCTCGAGCTGTGCCGCGTCGACAGCAAGGAGCACCTGAAGTCGATCGGCATCGACATCGGCCCGTACAAGGTCATCAAGGGCCTCGACGCGCTCCGCGACTTCCTCAAGAAGCACGACAATCAGTATGTGAAGATCAGTCGCACGCGCGGCGACATGGAGACGTTCCACGCCGAGAATTACGACTTGATCGAGCCGAAGCTCGACGAGCTCGAATACATGCTCGGTGCCAAGAAGAAGATCATGGAGTTCATCGTCGAGGAAGCGATCGAGGATGCGGTCGAGATCGGCTACGACGGCTACACCATCGACGGCAAATTCCCGAAGAACGCCATGGCCGGCATCGAAGTGAAGGACAAGGGCCTGGTGATGAAGACGCTGCCCTATGCCTCGCTCCCGGAGGAAGTGCGCGGCGTCAACGACAAGCTGGCGCCGACGTTCCGCCAGTTTGGCTACCGCGGCTTCTTCTCGTCCGAAATACGCATCACGCGCGATCTGACGCCCTACGTCATCGATCCTTGCGCGCGCATGGGCTCGCCGCCCGGCGAATTGTTCCAGTTGATGGTGCGCAATTGGGCCGACATCGTGTGGGAGGGATCGGTCGGAACGGTGGTGGAGCCGATCTTCGACGCCAAGTGGGGCGCCGAGCTGCTCCTGCTCTCAAGTTGGGCCGACAAGAACTGGCAACCCGTCGAATTCCCGAAGTCGATCCGCGATAACGTCAAGCTGCGCAACCTCACCATCATCGAGGGCAAATACTACGTCGTGCCTCAAGCCGTGGGATTGCCGGAAATCGGCGCCGTGGTTGCCACCGGCGACAGCATGCAGGCGGCGATCGACGAAGTGCGCCGGCTCGCCGAGAAGGTGGATGGGCATTACCTCGAAGTGGTCCCCGACAGCTTGGACGAGGCCAAGGATCAGTTCGACAAGCTGAAAGAGTTCGGGATCAAGATTTAGAGCCAGGACCGACGGCCAGCGGAGACATCATCATCGGCGCCGTGGCGCGCATCGCGGCCAGCGCGTGGTTTTCCAGGATCTGAAGCTCATCCTCGGTCATTCCGTGCTCGTCGCGCGGGGGCAATCCAGCCTCCGCACGCTCCGCATCGGTGATGATCTGAGCGCCGCTGTCGAAAAACAGGTCGAGCAGCTCACGCGCACAGTCACGGTGATGATTGCGCTGACTATGATCGCAATCGCAAATGTGCTTGCCGACGATGGACATGGTGTGACCGAGCAATAGCTGCGCTCGCATATATCGCCGGTTCATTGTGATCTTTGGACTCGACGCTTCCCGCCTCGGCAGTGTGCCTAGACAAAGCATTGCCATCCCACCGGCCCACGCCCCGCCGTTTTCCATTGTTGCGGCCTTGTCGCGGATTTCCGTGAGAGCGGCCCGCATCTGCTCAAACTGCCTTCTCTCAATGAGATCCATCGCCATCCTCCATGCCAATCAAGTGTCCGAACTTCCGCGACGATAAAGCCCGCGAGGGCTTCAACCAGGTGCTCACGCGCCTGGGCGGCATTGCCATGTCCGCGGATGATATCACGCCGCGGCAACCGTATCTCGCCCGGCTGAATGAAAGGCAAACGACGGCGTACTACCAGGCCCATTACCTGCACAATGCGCACAAGACGCCCGCGGAGATCGGGAAATTCCTAGATGCGCTCGACCAGGTGCGGGCTGCGCTGGCCGCAGAGCCGGCGCCGGCGCCCGCAAAAATGCCGGCACCGGCGACGAAAGCGGAGAACGAAAGCGGACGGACTCCTTCTGTTCCTGCCGGGGCGGGTGTCGTTTCTAGCGCCACTAGCGCCACGCCCGAAGCCGGCCCGCTCTCGAACCTGCCGGCGATCGATCTCGCGCGGGCGCTGGTCGAGCGGCTGCGGGACCCGAGCCAAAAGATCACCGCCAAGGTGCTGCAGATCGAGGCGAGCAAGGCCTACGGCGCCAAGCTTTCCGAAGGCAAATTCGACCGCAAGGACATTCAGGACGCGCTCGAGCTCGCCGTCAACATGCACATCATGCAGACGCCGGGGCTGCGGATCGACGCCGGCGGCTCGGCCAAGATGGTGATGACGCGGCTCGAGTCGCTGCTCAACGACATTCCGGCGCAGCGGGTGCGCTCCGAGGAACAACAGGCCCTGCAGCAGTTCTCCACCCCGCCGAACTATTCGGCCGCGGCGGTCTATGCGGCCAATCTCCGCGACGGCGACGTCATGCTGGAGCCGTCGGCCGGTACCGGCTCGATCGTGGCGGCCGCCTCAAAGCCGGGTGTGAAAATCATCGCCAACGAGCTGTCCGAGCGCCGGACGGCCCTTTTGCGGGCGCTTCTCGGTAACAAGGCTGAAATATTTCGTGAGAACGCCGAGCAGCTCAACAACACCCTCCCCGATAGCGTGAAGCCCACCGTGGTGGTGATGAACCCGCCGTTCTCGCAGACGGCCGGCCGCCTGGGCGATCGCAAGGTGCCGATGACCGGCGCCATCCATATCGAGCAGGCCTTGAAGCGCCTCGAAGACGGCGGCCGCCTGGTGGCGATCGTCGGCCGCGGCATGACGATGGGCGCCCCAACCTTCCGCGCCTGGTGGTCGAAGATCGCCAACGAATACGCCGTGCGCGCCAATATCGGCGTCGAGGGCAAGGTCTACGAGAAGTACGGGACCACTTTCGGGACGCGTTTACTTGTCATAGATAAGGTGAAGCCGGACGGGACGAAGCCCGTTCTGGCGGATGCGCAGACGGTCGATGACCTGATGCGCGAGTTGGAGCCGATCCGAAATGCCCGGCCTGCCGCAGAACAACATCCCGCTCAACCGAGTGGCGCTGCAGTGGCTGAAGGAAGCCAAGACGCCGGCGCCGGCGCATTACCTGCATCTGCTGACACTGGCGCAGTGGGGCCTGGAACACCAGGCGAGCGGGGAGTGGCCGGACAGCGACCGAGCGGCGCTGCAGCACCAACTGGAGCTGCTGGACGGGTGGAAGCCGGCGGACGCCCTGGCGTGGCTGCTGGCGAACCCGAACGCGGGGGATCGGTCGGAGCAACAGGCGAACCTGCTGCGGCTCCTGGAAACCGTGGAGGACCCGAAGGTAGCGGCGGCGCACGTCCTCAACGCGATCTACAGCCGGCAGGTGAGCCAGAACCCGGCCTTACAGCCAGCGGCGAGCGAATTGAGCTAGAGCACGCCGAGCCCGGCGAGCAGGGCGCGTCGGAGATCTCCGAAAGCCTCTACGACAATTACGAGCCGCAGCGCGTCAAAGTTCATGGCGCCAAGCCGCATCCCTCGAAGCTCGTCGAATCGGCCGCGATGGCATCGGTGGCACCGCCGACGCCGGCGTACAAGCCGAGCCTGCCGCGCGCGACCATCGAAAAAGGCCTGCTCTCCACCGCGCAGCTCGAGCCGGTGATCTACGCCGGCGAAGCGCACTCCAAGATGCTGCCGGCGGCGGAAGGCGAGAAGCCCACGCGCAAAGGTTTTTTCATCGGCGACGGTACAGGTGTGGGCAAAGGCCGCGAGATCGCGGGCATCATCCTCGACAACTGGAACCAGGGCCGCCAGAAAGCGGTGTGGGTGTCGGAGAAGCGCAAGCTGCTCAGTGACGCGCGGCGCGATTGGTCCGGCATTGCGCAAAAGCCCGATCTCATCTTCGACGTCGGCAAGATCAAGAACGGCGAGCCGATCGGCGCCGCCAAGGGCATCGGCTTCATCACCTATGACACGCTGAAAGGCGGCATGTCGGATCAAGCCGCATTGTCCCGCGGCGGCTTCGTGCGCAAGCAGCAAGTCTCGGTGAACGGACAGAGCGGCGTCGTCCAACGTGTCGGCAAGGTCGCCCGCGGCAAGCCGGCCGAGATCACCGTGAAGCTCGAAAACGGCACGACCGTCACCGTGCCGGCGAACGAGGTCAAATCGCTCGAAAAGGCGATGGTCAAGTCGCGCATCGATCAGATCGTCGATTGGTTCGGCAAGGATTTCGATGGTGTGGTCGCGTTCGACGAGTCCCACAACATGGGCAACGCCACCGATGTAAAGGGCGATCGCGGCCAGAAGGACGCCGCCATGAAGGCGATCGCCGGCATGGAGCTGCAGAAGCGATTGCCGAACGCCCGCATCGTTTATGTGTCGGCGACGGGTGCCACCGAAGTTGAAAACCTGGCCTATGCCGAGCGGCTCGGTTTGTGGGGCAGGGGCACGCCGTTCGCGTCGCGCGCGGCTTTCGTGTCCGAGGTCAAGCAGGGCGGCATCGCGGCGATGGAGCTCATCGCCCGCGACATGAAGCAGCTCGGGCTCTACACCGCGCGCAATCTCTCCTACGATGGCGTCGAATATAACCGCGTCGAGCACAAGCTCGATCCCAACCAGCGCGAAATCTACGACACGCTCGCCGAAGCCTGGCAGGGGGTGCTCCGCAACATCAACGACGCGCTGAAGCTCACCGGCGGTGATAAGGACAGCCGAACCAAGAGCGCCGCCATGTCGGCGTTTTGGGGCGGCCATCAACGCTTCTTCAATCAAATCATCACGTCGATGCAGATGCCGTCCGTCATCAAGGCGGTGGAGAAGGACCTGGCCGAAGGCCGCCAGGCGGTGCTGCAGCTCACCAACACCAACGAGGCCTCGCAGGAACGCGCCGCGGCGAAGGCACAGACCGCGGAGGATATCGAGGATCTCGACATCACGCCTCGCGATCAGATCATCCAGCTTGTCGAAAACTCGTTTCCGACGCAGCAGTACGAAACCTATGTCGACGAGGACGGCAAAGAGCGATCGCGTCCGGTCACCGACAGCAACGGCAATGCGGTCCAGAACAAGGAAGCGGTAGCGAAGCGCGAGGCCCTGATCGACCAGCTCGCCTCGGTGCGCGTGCCGCAAGGACCGCTCGACCTGGTGCTCGATCACTTCGGCATCGATACCGTGGCGGAAGTCACCGGGCGGGGACGGCGCTTTGTGCTCAAGCCAGACGAGAAAACCGGCCAGCGGCGCCGCGTCGAGGAAAGCCGGCCGGGATCTGCCAACCAGGCCGAAACCGACGCCTTCCAGGATGCCAAGAAGAAAATCCTGATCTTCTCCGAAGCCGGCGGCACCGGCGCCTCGTATCACGCCGACAATACCGCGCCGTCGAAGGACGCGCGGCGCGCGCACTACCTGGTGCAAGGCGGGTGGAGGGCCGACAAAGCAGTGCAGGGGTTTGGCAGAACGCATCGCTCCAACCAGGCCAGCGCCCCGATCCTGAGCCTAGTCACCACCGACCTGCAGGGGCAGAAGCGGTTTATTTCCTCGATCGCGCGGCGGCTCGGGCAGCTCGGCGCTTTGACCAAGGGCGAGCGCAAGGCCGGCGACCAAGGCGTATTCGCCGCCCGCGACAATCTGGAAAGCACGGAAGCGAAAACCGCGCTCACACAGTTTTTCCGGGATATCTACAATGACGCCATTCCGGGGATCGAAGTCGGCGATTTCGAGCAGCAGACCGGCCTCAAAATCCGACAGTCCGACGAGGAAGGCCGCAGCATGGGGATGCTGGAGGACCTGCCGCCGATCACGCAATTCCTCAATCGTCTCTTGTCGCTCAAGATCAACCTGCAGAACAAGGTGTTTGACGCGTTCTCGGAACGTCTCGACGCGGTGATCGAAGCCCGGCGCGAGGCCGGCTTACTTGACGTCGGGCTCGAAACGGTCAAGGCGGACAAGATCGTCAAGGACAGCGAGCAGACCGTGCACACGGTCGAAGGCTCCGGCGCCGAGACGAAGTACGTCAAGCTCACGCTGTCCCACAAATTCCATCCGACCGAATTTGAGACGGTCGCGCATAACGAGTGGCGCAAAGTGGTCGCCTGGCTCAAAAGCCCGAACGGCAAGGTCTATGCCGCGGCCGAAGCGCCGAGCCTCACCGACGAGAACGGCCGCATCATCGATCATTACCGCTTGGTGAGCCCGGTCTCGGATTCGCGCACCATCAACAAGGATAACGTCGAGAAGCGTGAAACCAAGTGGACGAAGATCGAAAAGAGCGAGGCCTCCGCGCTGTGGCGCAAGGAGATCGCCGGGGCACCGGAATATGTCACGCGTGACATGCACCTGGTCACCGGCGTGATCCTGCCGATTTGGGACCGCCTCAAAGGCAATCCGCGCGTCGTGCGGCTGGTGACGGAGGACCGCGAGCGTATGATCGGCCGCGTCATTCCCAACGACGCGATCGCGGCAACGCTCCGAGCCCTCGGCGCCGAATTGAAGGGCGGCAAGGAAGTGTTGCCGGGCGACCTGTTCGAGAAGGTCCTGGCCGGCGGCCGCGCCACGCTGGCAAACGGCTGGACTTTGAGCCGCCGCACGGTCGCCGGCGAGCACCGTATCGAATTGATCGGCCCGCAGGCCTTCTCCGAAGGCCAGGAGGTCAAAAAGGATGGCGTGTTCACCGAGCGCATTGACTACAAGGTGCGCTATTTCGTGCCGACCAATCCAGCCGAAGGCATCCAGGTCCTCAAGCGGATCACGCAATACCGGCCGGTGACGGAGCTGCAGGAACACGGCTATGTCCCGGACGACCTGGCCGCCGGCGACGAGCCGATGTTTTCGGTGCGCGAGGGCACGGTCAAGGGCGAAACAGATGAGCTCGCTGCTGCTGTGGCGCGGCGACTTTATCCCGAGCTGCGCGCCGAACTCGATCGCATGGGGTTGACCGACATTCCGCTCAATCTGCCCGGAACACTGACCGCCAAGATGGGCGGCAAGCAATTTGAACTGAACGGGTACTATCTCCAGAAGGCGATCACGGTTGCGCTCAATGCCGACGATATCGCCAACACGTTGCACCACGAGGCGCTCCACGCGCTCCGCGATCTCGGCGTCTTCAAAGACACCGAATGGCAAATCCTCGCGAACCAATCAACGCGGACGTGGCTCCGAGACTACAATATCGTCAAGCACTATGCTCACCGCGACCACCTTGTACGGATCGAGGAAGGCGTTGCCTACGCCTATGCCGATTGGGCGACCGGCAAGAGGAAGGTCGACGGCCGGATCGCCCGGCTGTTCAAGCGCATCCGCGACTTCCTCGAAGCGCTGCGCAACGCGCTTCGCGGGCTCGGCTTCAAAACCGCGGAAGATGTGTTCCGCGACGTGAAGGAAGGCGAGATCGGCGCGCGCACACGCGGCGCCGGCGGCAGCGAGCCGATGTTTTCCGTCCGCGAAGCCCCGCCGGCGGAATTCCGGGACACCCCGAACCTCAATGCGCGCGTGCGTGAGCGCATCGCGCAAGCGCTCGACAGCAAAGCCGCCCGCAAGTTCATCGAGGGCGTCCAGGACCTGTCGCACCCGGTCAAGCTGCTGCAGGACGAGCTCGAGCTGCGCCGCGAGGGCGCATTCGACGATCCCGAGAGCTTCTATGTGCGCAAGCGGCTTTATCCCGGCCGCGTCGGCTCATGGACCGACACCTTCAACAAGAAGCATCTCGATCCGATCGTCAACGTGCTCAAGTCCAACAGCATCGGCCTGCAGGAAGCGGGCGATTACCTCTATGCGCTGCACGCGGCCGCGCGCAACGAGGAAATGGACAAGATCAATCCGGCGGTCGGCGGCGAAGGCTCCGGCATGTCGAATGACGAGGCCGAGAAAATCCTCGCCGAAGCCAGGCGCGGCGAGAACGCCGCAGCGTTCGACGAGCTGCGCACCAAGATCGGCAGCATCCGCGATCTCATCCTCGACGTGATGGAGAAGGCCGGGCTCGAAAAGCCCGAGGTCATCGCCAACTGGCGGGAAAAATATAAGGACTATGTGCCGCTGCGCGGTTGGGAAGTGGAACCGGACGATGCACCGCCCGAATATCGCGGGCCTGGCGCCGGCTTCAACGTCCGCGGCAAGGAGGTCAAGCGAGCCTTCGGCCGCCGCTCCAAGGCGGATAATCCCTTGGTCAACCTGTTCGACCAGGCGTACCGCACCTTCGACCGCGCCGAACGAAACCGCTACCTGCAATCGCTCTACCGCGCGATCGACGATCTCGGCGATGCGGCAGAGGACATCGCCACGCTCGATCGCGGCAAGCCGCGGCGCGACATCGACCCGCGCACCGGCATGGTGCGGACGGTGGAAACCTCAAATCAGTACATGAACCCGAAGGCCGTCTATCTCAAATTCGACGGCAACCCGCATTTCATGGTGTTCCGCGATCAGCAGCTCGCCGAAGCGGTCAAGCGGATGGGCCCGGAGAGCATGGGCGACACGCTCGGCTATCTGTTGCGCCTGCAGAACAAGATGAAGGCGCTGTGGACGCACTACTCGCCCGACTTCCTGTTTCGGCACTTCATGTTCCGCTACCCGATCGAGGGCGCGCTCAATTCGTTCGAGCAGAAGGAAGGCGGCGAGCATCGCGTCTCGAAGTATGTGCAGGACAGTTTCCCGTTCATGGGCAAAGCGAGCAAGGCGATCTTCGCCTCGAACAAGGGCTTGCTCCACGACGATCCAGAAATCCGGCAGATGCAGAAGGAATGGGACCTGATGCGCCGCG